TGGAGGATCGAACTCCAATCTGAGCATTGCAAGTGCCCCGTGTACCCCAGTATCACTACCAGCCCAATTATTGTTCTACATCTTTTTTATCAACACAAGTTTCGCCTCTGAATACATAGACGTCACTGTCTATTCTCAGTTGTTCAAAAACTTGATTGTTAACACAGATATACGGATCTTTATGATTTTGTGCATAATAGTAAGCACCGAACACTATGCCTGCCAAAATCATAAGAATAGGAATGTATTTTAAGAATGATATAATTTGCGGCATCATTCCTAAAATTTGTGGCAATTTTTCTAGAAGTTCTTTCATAAAAGTATTTAATAGTCTAGAAATAGCTTGGTGCCTCAACCTAGATTCGAACTAGGCACCCCCGCCTTATCAAGACGGTGCTCTAACCAAATGAGCTATTGAGGCATAAAAATGGTCCGGGAAGTGGGATTCGAACTCACGATCTCCTGCTCCCAAAGCAGGCGCTTTAAGCCAGACTAAGCTACACCCGGAATGTTTGGTGCCCCTTGACAGAATCGAACTGCCAGCCACGGATTACAAAACCGTTGTTTTACCATTAAACTAAAAGGGCGTAAATCTACTTATCACGTACTTAAACTGTGATTTAAAATATTGGCGGTCTCAAGGGGTAACGATCCCCTTCTTTATGCGTGACAGGCATATGTGCGTCCATGAACACTTTGAGACCAGTAACTGGTACACGGTAGGGGAATCGAACCCCTCTTCCTGCCGTGAAAGGGCAGTGTCCTAACCGATAGACGAACCGTGCATAAATTTGGTGGGAGGGGAGGGATTCGAACCCCCTACGGTTCCTAAGTAACGGATTTACAGTCCGCCGCGACACTCACCATCTTCGCCGCCCGCCCATGAAACTTTATAGAGGCTCTCTGTTGGAATCGAACCAAACTGTTTAACTCCGTATCTTCCTAGCACTTTCGGTAGTTAGTCGACTTAGTACCTACTAGTGTTATCCAGTGTAGTTAAACTTCAAAGAGCTTTTATAAAGTGTCTAGCTACTAGTCCTCACTAGCCCTAAACTGAGCTGTTGCTCTGTCCACGTTCTTTTCCATCTAGACGGGAAACGTCCCCGCCTTTGTGATTTCTCAAGTCGTTCCTAAAGAGAACCTTGCGGTAGATCCAAAGCACCGTACCTTCTATCGCTTGGTAATGGCGCACTTTCTTCCTGAAAAGTGTAACAGAGGGTCTTCTATTCTGAAACACACTATGCCACGCTCTGAACCTGGACTCTTAGTAATGTGTTTTAGAATAGTGCTAACGCTGAGATTACACGTTAGCCAGCAACACCTCTAGCATTACCGTACACCTTGCGAGTATACGTTCTCTAGACATCCACTAAGACCAGTTACCTGTATCCTAGTCTGTTGCCAGCATCGCAGTTTAAAGACATGCAGTAGTCTTGACATCATGTGTTACTCTGTGGTATCCATTCCGTTAACCTTGCGAGCTATTCATTGGTGCTAACCAATTACGAACCCCCAACCACAAATTAGTGTTGCCTTGCGAGCTTCACTAAACTCAATTATCTTTCGACTTGAGTGTTAGATGCTTTTCACACATGACCGAGGCAGTCTTTGCATTTTTGTAAGATAGTTGGAGTCGAACCAACAGTCTATTCCTTAACAGGGAATTGGCCTACCATTAGCCTATATCAACCTACCGCGATGAGCTGCCTCTGTTGCTCAACAATCTTTTGGACTGCCGAATACAACTCACCACATACCTTTTGCCTCGCGAGCTACTCAGTGATGTTTCACGATATGTGTACCCAGGTATTTCTACCGGACCCACTTACCATTAACATTGCATACGAGCTCTTAGGTGCGACCCCTTGAACCAATACACTACCCTTTCTCATACTAACTGACTGATTGGTTTCGCATGGAAGTCAGCACCACCTGTTACTTTTCATTGCCCCGTGTTCCTTGCGGCACGTCGAACAATGTTCTTTCCCATACATCAGCTTTGCTATTACATCCACCGGTCTTATCAGTGAACGCTGTGTCGCCACAGTGAGCAGGCTTGTTTACGTGAACCATTGCTGGCGCTAGTATGTAGGCATTCTAGCTTTGGCTGTGTCACCACAGTTATTCTTCGCAAACGGCAAGCCGCCTGCAGGACAATAAACTGCCCTATTCATCTATTATGTACTAAAATTTTTTTGTTGTCAATAGTTTTGACACATTATTTTTGGCTACCCGGGAGGGATTCGAACCCCCACCAGCGGTTTTGGAGACCGTCATGCTGCCGTTAACACCACCGAGTAATAATTTGTAACACTCTCACGCTATGCGTGTCAAGGGTGACCAGAGAGTGTGTATTAAAGTACACTAGCGACATATTGCTACGCAACCCGAAATCTATGTTTCTCGGCTGTGGCTAATACACTTTAATACGCTACCATTTTTTTATCCACACAAGGATAAGCCATCCGGTAGGCCGCCCGTTCGCTCCATGTTTTAAGTGCAGAGCCAGGACCTCGTTTCCTATAACACTTTGAGATTAATCAAGTTTTTTTGAAACTCTTTCTTCTCTTTTTGTCAATGCTTCGTAGTATTCACGAGCACGAATAAACTTATTTTCAATCAACTGTTCAAGTTGATCATCGTTTAATTCATGTTCATTAAACCAAAAAGCATCTTTAATTTTTAATAAATCTTTTTCCTTCATTGAACCCTTTATCAAACAAAAACCCCAGGGGGTTTAGTCCTGGGGTCCTTTGGATGTAGTGTTTCGTTGTTTTTACGTTACACTGTCCTCCACTGGACCCCTACTTGACTCACGATCATTAGATAGACTAACAATTGTATAGGCTGGCCAATAGGTGGGCATAAAGCCTGCCTTTTGGGCTGTTCCTTTACATTTAAATTGTCTATGCAACGAAATTGAGTTCATTTGTTTCTTTTTCCTAAAAATTTATGAGCTTTTTACAGCGTCATATGCTATTGTAATTTTTATTTAGTCTTTTGTCAAGTACTTTTTTGTCTTTTGACAAATCTTTAAAAACTAAATTTCTAACTACTTATCCTGTAGTTTACAGCCAAATATTCAATCTGTCAACTGAAATTTTGTTGTATTTTCACAACACTAATCTTTACATTCAAGCAACAGATCCACAGGTATTGCTAATCTTATGCTTCCAGTAAAGGGTAGAGTGTAGTGATACACAAAACTTGGAAAAACTATAACATCTCCAGTTTTGGGTGTCAATACTTGCTTTTCAAAAAGTTTTTTAAAGTTTCTGTCATAACCTCGATTAGCATTGGATCTTGGATCAATCAACTCAAGTTCACCGCCTTTACCAGTATCATCTGTAAGTAAGTAAAATACTGCGCTAAGAGAAGCACCGCTATGATTATGTGTTGGTATCATGTATCCATTTCCAGTTCCGGCTAACCAAGATCTCAATTCATATCCATGATACTGTTTTAAATCAACTCCCAATACTTCATTTAAGTATTCTTGAAAAGCTAGGGTTACTTCGTCTTTTAAAAATTGTCTAGAAATATTGCTGGTTTCTTTTAAAATATCAAATTCTTGGAAATCGCTAGGCGGATTTTTCATGTAAGAACTGGTTAATATTTCCTGAGTAAGATCTTCTAAAAGTGATGTGTTCTTTATTTTAGATAGCCTAACAGCAGTGGCCCAACAATGATTTAATCCATAATTCATTCTTCGACACCAAATTCCAGTAGAAAATATTTTTTAACATCAGGAACAAGACCCATGCTTTCATCAAAATTCCACCCACCTATACTTTCTAAAATTTTTACATAGGTTTTTGGATCGCTGCTATAGTGTTTAAAGTAATCATCGTTATGATAGAGTAATCCAGGATCATCTAAGTATTCTAATGGTCTACCGCCAAATTCTTCAGATAGCCATTTAGCATAACATATTGCTACCATATAACTTTTTGCCGGATAAATCCAACCTATATCTCTAGTTGTAAAATACCTAACAGCATCCTTGACAACGTCTTCAGTTATTTCTATTTGGAAATTTTTTAAGTCATCATCATAGATCTTGTTTAATCTATGATATATCTCCTGACGTATCTTATATTCTTTCATATTTTAGTAACCGTCTATATAATAATCTATATTATACATTCTTCTAAGAATTGAGCAATATTCTGCCTTGTGTTGCATATTTGGTTTTTGACTCATCAAAATTAATGTTCCAGATTTAGGATATATTTTTATTTCATCGAATCCATTTCTAATAGATATTGATCCGCCTACTTCTGGCGACATTTCGTCAATGTAATATAAAAATGTTACATTCATACCAAATTTAGAATCGTTATGCCAAAAGGTAATTCTGTCTTCAGGTAGTACTGATTCAGAGTATTCACACCCTATTAATTTCCATTTTGGAAATAATATTGATAGGTATTTTTCTTCAAGATACTGAAGCATATCTGTTTTTTCATGAAGATTTGATTCTTCTAATAAAACATATCCATCAATGAAAAAGTTATCTAGTTGCATACCAATCTATCAATCCTTTAAATCCATTACAACTGTAATCTAAATTTTTAACATATCTGTAATGCTCTGTCAAGCATCTACCATAATAAGTACAAGACTTGCAGACATTGCTAACATTTTTTAACGGTTCATTATCTGCCCAGTCTTTATATTCTTTATAAGAATTAACTAATTTAAAATATTCATTGTCGTTAAGATCAAATTCCAGTACAGCAAATTCACCGCTTGGGGTTATATAAACATGGTCATTACTAAAGGCATTTCTTTTATAATTTAACGTTTTATTAATATTGGTTTCATTTACAAACTCAAATTTTTTCTTAATAGTACTCTGTATCCAGCCTTTAACAAAATTTTCAAAATCTAGATTACTTACATTATGACAATTAGCTTGATTAGTACTATATGGTTTTATTTCTACAGATTGAAGATTTCCTAACAAATTTAATTGATTAATCATTAAATCAATATCTTTCTTAATCAAACAATCACTGGCTAAAATTAATATCGAAAATTCTCTATCTAACAATGCCATGTTAGTCCAAACACGCTCACTCTGTTCCCTACAATCAAAGTCATAACTTACAGTAAGATAAAAGTCTGGGTTTCTTATAACTTGATTTACCATACTCAAATTAGTTATGATGTTAATATCATCTATTCCATTATTCTTTAATAAAGAACAAAGTTCATTGACATATGTTTCTGGAAGTAATCCTACTTCACCTCCATACAAATCTATCATTTGTATTTCATCAATTTCTTGTATTTCCTTAATTCGTGATTCTAAAACAGTTAACGGTAATAATGTTCGGTCACTTAGTTGTTGTTCTGTTAGATAACAAAAATCACATCTAAAATTGCAGTAGTAGGTTGGATTAATAGAAACTATCATGCATATTCTCGAACGTACTCAGTGGGAGTTAATATTTTATTGAGTCCATTGGCTTCTATAATTTTAGGAGCTAATTGTTTCATTTTAAAACAATGTGTTTCTACCATATTATGATCTTTGAGATCCTTAATAGTTTTACGACAACCATTGCAAATTTCAAACATAGGACAAGTATAACAACTTTGTTTTAAACTTTGTAACTCTGGTTGATATCGAATGGGAAATATTTTTTTACCTGACATCTCTTCTTGAAAATTGATAGAATAAACTCTGTCATCTCCAAATGCTCCGCAACTATAATAATCTCCACTGGGTTGAAGAGTTCTAATTCCTTCGTCACATTTTCTATTTTGCGGACATGTGGTACTTTTATTTTTTAATCTTCCAATCATTTGTTTGGTGTTGTATTCCCATTCAGCAAGTCCCAGTTCCCAGATACGAACATATATTTCGTATATCTTGGCCAACATATATGGACGCCCTTCCTGTCCCATGGTAATATTTTTAAATTTAATAGGCGGACCGCTACTAAATGCATAATTGAGTTTACATTCAACACCCATACGTTTAGCAAGCTCTACGTTGTTGATAGCTAAATGTTCATTTTCTTCCGTGATAACTGCAATAAAGTCTGGTCGGTATCCTACTTTATCTAACATCATATTACTGACAGCCCAAAAATCTTCTTCACTAAATTCAGTAAGATCACCTTTTAATCTTCCGCCACCGTATTGAAAACTTGTAGTGACTCCCATCCTAGGATGATTAAACAACTCTGTCCATTTATCTGGATTTTTATAGAACGGCCAAAGATTGCTAGTGAAACTTAAATTAGCTGGTAAATTATTTTCATCTAAGTGCTTAATTATTTCCCAATAATATTCTGTTGGAACCATTAAGGGATCACCGCCATTTACAATAATAGAGTTTGTTTCAGGAAATCTTTTTAGAAATTTAAAAATATATTCTAAATCTAATGTTTTAGATTTTTCCTCAGTGATATATGTACTTGAACAAAATGTACATTTAAAATTACAGAGCTCAGTAGGCTTAATTATTAGTTCCATTATCTAAACATTTCATTCGTTAAAAATATTTTATTATTTTTTAAAAAATTTACTATAACTTCATTTCGTTTTCCATTTAAAATTCTTTTAATATTTTTTGGTTCACTATCTACGTTGTAAATTTCTTTTATGTCGCTGTATATTTCTGAGAAGCCGTCTAACTTTTTTAATATTTGATAACTTTTTTTTGTAAATTCTGAAGGAGAAAATAGACTTTCAAAACCTGAATAATACACTTCTTTTAAAATCCAATTTCCTGCTTGATTCATAAAAAACATCTCACATATCTCGTCATTAGTGAAAGAAAAACATTGTGAGATTGTTTTAAAATAACTTTTTCTTTTACCATAAAAACTGTTAAAGTTATCAACTGAATCTTCATCTATTAAATCACTATAAACTTCTACAAGTTCTATACCGTACTTTTTTAAATATTCCGGGCGACTTATTTCTGCATCAGGCAAAAACATATAGTCATGTCTATAACTATTCCAAGATTGAAAATTATACAACATATCAAATTCTTTATAAAAATCATCTATTGTGGAACCAGGCATTCCCATAATTAATTCTAATGTAGGAGTAGTAATATATCCTTCTTTAAATCTTTTAAAAATATGCTCTGATAATTTGATTTTATCATCAAACGATAAGTCGGTTCGTTTGGCGATCTTTATAGCTTCGTCGCTTGAAGTCTGTATACTTAGAGTAGGGTATCCAGATTCTGATTTATTTTTGCCCATGATTTCAAAACAAGCATCAATAAGTCTTATTCTTCTTTCTAAATTTTTTACTTTCACTGTGCTAAGGTCAGTTAGTTTTATATCGTTTTCCCAAGCAAATTTAAAAATTTCTAAATCTCTATCCTCAAACATTCCAAAGTTAGCATCAGTTAAAAAAACATTTTTATATCCTGCTTTTTTTAAAGCCAATAAGTCTCGTTTAACTATTTCTAATTCTTGTTTTATTACCTTCGTGCCTATCCCGCCACCCCACTCGCAGAAAGTACACTGATATGGACATCCTCTTGTCGTTTCTATTACTGAAAATTTTTCTAAATCATATTGATTTGCATAATCACATATTTCTTTTAGGATATTAAAATTTTCTTCGTATATAGCAATGCCTGAAAAATCATGCTTTCTTCCAGAAACACATCTTATTTCCCAGGATACTAATTCTGGATCTGGTTTTGATTTAGATTCTATAAACAAATTTATAAAATCTTCTATAAACACTTCACCTGGTTTAGTTGGCTGACAATAATAATCATAAAGATGTTTTCTTTTATCAAATGATCCATCAATTATTCCAATATGCGGTCCGCCTATTAAATTTATTTTATCTTTATCTTTAGTTTTTACTAATGCTGCGATCTCATCACAGATATCGTAATTCCAAAAATAAGAACTAAAAATTATAATATCAGCTTCTTTTATTTCCTCATATATTTCTTCAGTACTCTGATACTGATTATATCGATAAGGAGGAGTTAACCATTGAACTTGATTTTTATATTTGCCAACTCTATCGTAATGACTCTTCATATAAAACCAAGTGGCTAAATTTGGTGTTATCCAATCAGCGTGAGGCGGATTTATAAACGCTATTTTTATCATTTTTTACTGTCAACATATTGATAAACTTCTTTGAGCCAACATTCTTCCTGTGTTCTAGTATTATAAAAATGATTATTTAAAAAACAACTCATAGAGCATCTTTGAAGATGATCACAATTTAAACAATCATATTCTTTATACCATTTTGCTTCGATAGTTTTTTCTAAGGGACTGTCAGTGGTATTGATTATACGAATGACTTTTTTATCTTCTATTTTTGATAAAGGATTAATTAATTTTTCAACACTTCCACACGAACCAAAAGTAGAGTCAGGAAAGACATACATTGTTCTCATACAGAACATTGGTTGAGATCCGCTGTCCATTGTTTCACAAAATGGATAACAATTAGGATAATGGTCAATCATAAATTTGTAAAAATCTCTAAGTTCTGTATCTTTAGGCATTAATAATTCTGGGTCAACACTAGCTCTTTGACTGTGCGTATAATGATCAAAATTTATTTCAAAATTTTCGTATAAAAAATCAAAATGATTAGCAGAATAATTCATGAACTTTTTAATACTCGGCCTCGTCATTACTATACCGATTTGATTGATGTAAGGTTTAAATTCTTTAACATTATCGATAAACATAGATAAAGTTTTAGGATTAAAACGTCCAGCTGGATCATAACTGGCGTTTAACCTTACCATTGCATCATTCAAGAATTTTTTAACTCTATCTTTTTTAGTCCATATCATATTAGATGGAACTGAAAATTTTGAAGGAAGATTTATTTTTTCACTATAATCACGTAATCTATTCACTAAGATAGTATAATCATCGAAAATAGTATCAGGTAGTTCGTCCGCAAAGAGCTCGCCGCCCATAATGTTTACTGCTACAGAAGTTTTTCCCCTACCTTTTAATACATCTAATGCGTGAGCAATAATATCAAATTTTTCTTGGACGCTATCAACCCCTGCCATACTACTGTGGTCTTGATAACAGGCTTGACAAGATAAATTACAAAATTCAAAAAGAATTACAATGAGTTCACCTTGTTCATTTTGTTTTTGATTGCCTATCAATACATTGTATAACTCTTCATCTTTCATTGTATATAATATCCATTAACAGCATATTTATCTTAAAATTTATCATAAATAATTTTCTAAGCCCAAAAAAAAATTCAATGCTTAATATAGAAAACATATTAGAATCCCCTATCATTACTAACCCCTGGCAATATCAGTTAGTTGATAATATTTTAACCAAAGAATCTTATGATAAAATATTAGAAGGAGGAAAAATTTTAGCAGAAGCAGCCGCTCAAGAGCCACGTGATCCCAATGGTATATGGATGCACGATGCTGCCAAATATGGTGTTCCTAATGACACTATAAATTTAATTATGGATTTGAATTTACAATTTTTACAAAATCATAACAAAGTTTTGGCTAGATATCAAAATGCCATGAATAGTAAAATAGGATATTTTAGTATTCCTAGATATAATTTCATTGGTCCAAATGTTGATGGGACAATACATGATGAAGGCAATAACAAAACCATAGCCATGGTTATGTATCTTTCTCCTGAAAAAACTATTGGAACTAGGCTTTATACTGAAGAAAATTATAATTCGTTCGTAAAAGAAGTCGAATGGAAGCCTAATAGAGCATTTATAATGTGCAGTCAGCCAGGTATAACTTGGCACAGTTTTCATTCTGATCATCAATCTAGACTAACATTAAATTTTTATTATGAAAAAATGGAAAATATGCAATACATTAATAATTTAGGAATAGAAAAAATCAATTGGTTTTACAATCAATTTTTAGAGGGAAAGGTTCTATCAATTTATGACGATAGATAAAATTATAAATTCACCGATATTGCTCGACCCTTGGGAACATAAAGTAGTAGACGATATATTGCCTGACCAAGTTTTTAAAAAAGTTCAGGAAGCAGCGAAGTTTCTGACCAAATATACCATCGATGGCAAAACTAATCCCATCTGGATTAATGAAGCATTAACTTTAGGGGTAAAGCAGGACTGTGTCGACAGTATAATCAATTTTACAGATCAAATTTTAGACAATATTGATGATATACTAGCAGGATTCTCGACTACTAATAAATCTTTACACGGCTATTATTCTTTACCAAAATTTGGTGTAAGCGGTAAAAATTTTATGTATCCTATACATTCAGAAAGCAGTCATAAAGTTTTGCTGATTGTAATATATTTGGAACCCGAAATTGAGCGAGGAACTAGATTATATACAGGGCAACAAGAATCTGATTTTCATAAAGAAATAGAATGGAAACCAAACAGAGCTTTAATAATTTGCCCAAATGGGAACAATGACGAAACGTGGCACACATGGAAAAATACTAATGGGGAACCCAGAGTAACTTTGAACATTTTCTGCGAAAAAATCGAATGTATGGAGAAATCCATGACAAAGTCAGCAGAAAACGATAATTTTGAGAGCATGTTATGGTTACTGGACCAAATCGGAAAAAACCACTTAACTACAAACAAATACTGACGAATCTCAAGTAATAAATACACTACAATAGGATACGGAGACCCCAATGTTTCATTTATTTAAAAAGACTTATCTAAGCATAGATTCATTTATCAACAAAAATCTAGACAGAATCGTGATATCTAAGGATCACGGATTTCAGATACTCAACAATGCTGTTCATATTTTTTCTGGTAGACTGTTTGCTTATGGGGAAAACGTTGATGACATCATAAAATCTGATGGAGTTTATCCAACATTTACAGATATGATGCAATTTTGTTTTGATTACAACAACTCCACTGATTCTAAAATAGTAATTTACTGTGATCAAGAAGCATTCATGTATATAACTTCTAAATGGTTTAAGACTATCTTTGTTAATATCAGTGCTGATGCTGCTTATAAAATAATCTTAGCATATTTTAATCAACTAATTTTGATTGGTGGTCGGGCAGAAAAAGGTCTTCAAGATCAGTATAGAGAGTTCCTGTTTAGTAAGGCAGAATTCCAAGCTGTATTTGATAGTATATCTGTAACGCAACAAGAAAAAACAGATATGCTATCCACAGTTTCTGGATTTAGAAGTATTGAATATCTAATAGGGTCTTATCTTTATAATGGATCACATAAAGAAGAACTTCGTTCTTTGATGTATTTAATGATAAATCGATACACCGAGGAAAGATTAAAAGAATTATGGAGACAGGTCCAAGAATCAATACTCTACGAACCGGCACAACAGCAAATGAATCTAAGATCATATAACTTAGAAAATATGCTTGAGATGATTGATGATCCACAATTGCATACATTAAAATCAACTAATGCTTGGAGATCTTTAGGAGGCGTTGGTGAAATTCATACTCCTATGGACATAACATCTTTAACCGCATCTCAGGTTCAACAGTTAAAAGATCAAGTCAATTTCATTGACGCTTACGTAGAAAATATTGGTGCCCGATTTGAAGAAGTAATAGATATCTGCCATAGAGGAGTTTTATCAGATTCCGAAATGAATAGTTTTCTTAGCAGGGACAAATATCCTTTATTAGAAGGCAATAAATTTTGGAGTGCCAGAGATAAAGAAAATATTAGAGGGTTTTTAGTTGAATATTTTATGATAGAGAAAAAATATAATCGACATTTAATTTCATTAGCTCCTTTTGAATTAGAATAAAATTGCATGAATATTGATTTATTAATATTAAAAATCAATGTATTTTATAAAAACATAATTAGTATAAGAAAATTTTTTAAAAATAAAGGCAAATCAAAACTTATATATTTTGAAATACCAAATGAAATTGCCTTTTCTTATATCGATTTTGACGTTATCAAGTCTGTAAGTATCTTAATATCAAATTTAGAAAATAAAGATTTAATTGAGCTTGATAAATTTGTATTAGATACTGACATTGATCAATGGAATGATGATTTACAGGATCTCAAACTTTTTCTTAAATTGTCTTGGTTAATAGAAGATATTAGAAATAATGGGTTAACATCTTTATTTCAATTATTACAAACTAACAATTCTTATTCTTTTCATCCAGGTACAACAAGATTTTTAGTTTCAACATACTTGGTTCCACAGAAAGAATTAAAAGGTCTATATGTATGGGATAAAAGAATCGATGCTAATCCGTTTATTTTAGATTATAAATGCAAAGAAATAAATGGCGTAATTGAACTATTGTCATTATTTAAAATAACTAAATTACCAAGATTCATGTATTTAAATTTAACAGATAAAACAGACTGCGGTGATATAGTATCCTCCAATTCTCCAACGAATAGACCATTTTTGTTCGCACAAGAAAAATTTTTAACTATATTAGATAAATTTGAAATACCATTTTTAACTTTTCATGACTCAATGCATTGGAAGAAAATTAATAAAAAATTATTACCAAGTGAATGTATAAAATTTAATAACCAAGAATGTGAGATAAAAGGGATAAAATTTAAAAAGATAAATGATATATGGATTAAGATATGAAAATTTTTATAGGATATGATAAACAATTCGAAAAAAATATTAGAATACAGATTGATTCTATAATTAATAACTCGTCCAAAGACTTACAGATATCATTATTAAATCTAACTGATCTCAATGATATATTATATAGAAAAAGAGATAAACTGCAAACAACTGATTCTGCATTTACTAGGTGGCTAGTTCCTTATCTATCAGATTATTCAGGTTGGAGTTTATATATGGATTCTGATATGTTGTGTAGAGCAGATATATTTGAATTATTTTCTTTAAATGACGATCAGTATTCTGCTATGGTAGTAAAACACAAATGTCAATATAAAGATAATGTAAAGTTTAATGGCAACTATCAGACTTATTATGATAGAAAAAATTGGAGTAGTTTAATTCTCTTCAACAATAATAAATGTAGAAACCTTACTCTAGATTATATTAATACCGCTAGTGGTTTAGAACTACATCAATTTAAATGGTTAAATGATAGCGATATCGGAGAAATTCCACCAGAGTGGAATCATTTAGTAGGAATTAATAGTCCAAATAAAAATGCTAAAATAGTTCATTGGACCTTAGGAGGTCCTTGGTTTAGTGATTACAAAACTACTGAGTTTTCTGACGAATGGTTTCAAAAATTGAATCAAACTTATCCAGATCTATGTTAGGATTTGCTATAGACCATGTTAAAATAAACATAGTGTTGTTTTCATTAGCCCAATAATGATAGAGATTTTTTCCTTTGAAAACAGAGTTTTCAAAGAAGTTGGAATAATATTTTAATTTACTCTTATCAAAAGAAGAAAAGAAATTATAAAAAACTTCATGTTTCAGAAGATTCACAAAATTTATTCCTTTAGATGAATCATCATTGTTTACTTCAAATTGATTAAGTTGTTTTTTCAGTTCAGGTATTGATACTGTAGAGATATTATAAAGAGCTAAACTGTTTAAAATATCAGACCATCTTTCTAAAATTTCTAAATTATCTTCAACAAATTTATCAAAATTAGGATTCACTAATATCTTTTTGTAACATAATACTGCTTCTAAAGCAAGTTTTTCTAAGAGCTCAATGCTTACTAAAAAGTGACTGTTTAGATATTCAGTTAACAATTCAAATGCAGCATTTTGATCATCGTCAATGTCGATATCACAGGGAATGTCTAAATTACTTAGATATATAAGAAGTTTGCTTCCTTGTAATTTACTATTTTTATAATCAATTACAAATTTTATATCTTTGTCTACGAAAAATTGTTTTAATTCATCGATAGGGATGGGTGCAATAGTTTTTATAATTTTCATAATTTTAACCGTATGTGACTAGTGATAAATCGTTCATGTTATTTAAGAACCAAGCATATCTGTCTACAGTAGAATTGGATCGTACACTTTCTAAACCTTCCATTTTTTCGCAGTATAAATTAAGAGTATATCTAGGAGACCCATTGTTTTTATAACTATGCCAGGTTACTCCTGGTTGACTACACATTAGGAATCCTCTATTAGGTTTCCAGTCAACTTCTTTTATTAATGAATCGGAAGATTGCTGTTCATACAATCTTGTTCCCAATGTTTTTTCTGGACTTAGATAAATGATCAATGCCAGAGATTTTGTCTTACCCTCGTCATGGATAGCACTATCTAAATTGTTCATAGAATAATTAATTTTAGGTATCCCAAAATATCCTAATTCTGATCGCAAATAGAAATCAAATTGTGAGAACAACTCATTTTTGATAGATAAAAATTCACTTTGACATTGTACTACTGAATCATATAGTTCTTTATTAATATTGAAAGATTCAAACTCATTGGGCCATATTCCATCAGAATAAAAATCTTCATCTTTTTGAATTTGAGATAATTTTTCTACTGAATTCTTTAATTTTAAGAAGAAACTTTCTTCTAAGATATTATCGATTATTTTGTATTGCCAAGGAGTATTTTCTATTGTTTCACTAATTATTTTTTCTGTGTTCAATAATTTCTTTATCATCGTCTACTTCTTGAATTATGACAACTACTATGACAGCTGGCATGGCAGACATTCACTGTAGGCATTATAGCCGTGTTCCCGGCAGCAGAAATATACTCGTCTTTACAAGCTGCTAACAAATCACTGTTAATAGATGTTTTTGTTATTAGTAGCCCTTCAGAAACGCCGCCAGAGTCAATAGAAATAACTCCACTTTGTATATAACCGCCACTTAAAATAGATTTACCAGTGACATTTTCAATGATCCCTGGACTTCCAGTTCTAGGTCCTTGGGATACATTATAAGGAGCGGAACCGCTGGAAGTGAGATTCAATTTAAACTGTGCATTTCTAACATTGGTAAATGCTTGCGTCAGTATTACCATAGTATCTATCAGCTCTGTGGCATTTATTTCATTGCCTACTGGGAGTACTGATGTCAAATCATTGTACCCTGACGTAGTCCCGCCAAAAAAACTGTTAGGAGCTTCGCTGAATGGTTTATTGTTAGTACCAAAGGTAATACCAGCGTTTACTGAACTAATGACGATTGAGTTGAATCTGTAGGTTATATTTGACCCACTAATCGGATCCGTTAAGCTAGTTGCTCTTACCATATTAAATTTCCTTTAAATTAATCACTTTGATATATTTATTTTTTCCGCTGAGCAATGTCATTAGACTTTTGGGGGCTCCACAGATATTATCTTGCCATTCTAGTTGGTGACAATCTCCACCACAGTATTCAAAAACTGGACATTCGTAGCACCTGGGATCCCTTGATTTTTCACAGGCCATAATGTGAAGTCGCTTTTCATTGATAAAAATATCTTGAATATTGTCATCAATATGTGCGTACTTATCCTCAGGAGCACTATTAGGACAACCAGCAATAGATCCATCCGCATTGATAGTGAATAATTTTTCTTCGCAATCTCTACAGAACGTGCCTTCTGAAGTTATTCCTTGCTCAAACTTGGAATAAATTGTCTCCATAAATTCATTAGAAAACCAATCTCTTGCATCATTTTCTAAAATTTGATGATGCATTTTTAAGAACCACTGATCTTGTTCTAAATTAGTCGGAAAGATATCTAGATTCTCTAGAGCAGAGCCATTCATAGTAAGTCTTTCCAGAGCTAACTCTTTAATTCCTAAATCTCTGACCCATTCTAGTAAGTCGATAGGTTCCATGTTAACTGTGCCTTTGGTAACACTAATAAACAATTTGATATCAACCCCTAAAGAAATTAATGTATCAATATTTTTCCTCCAAAGATCATACTGCTTTGGATTAGAAAATCTAATATCAGGATCCCAACTAGTGCCAATTCTATTTCCTAAAGGCCCTTGTATAAAATCTATTTTTTCTTGATCTAGTTTGAAAACTAAATTTGTAGTGATCCCCCAGCTCTGACTTGCCCAAAGATCAAAACAATTATCATATACATATTGCAAAGATTTTATATCTGCTAGGAAGGGTTCACCGCCATGAAATTCTAAATGTACATGTGATGAATTATTAGTGATTTTGCTAAATTCCTGTAACCATTTTGTTACTTTAATGTGATCCCAATATATCTTTGCTCCATTGGTTCCATTGGTAAAACAATGCTTGCAGTTCAAATTACAAGTTTCTGTAGTTTTGAGATAAATCATTAATTCTTTCATTTTAACCCAATACTCAAAGCCCATGTATTTTTGTAGTTAAACACACGATGTTTATTCCCTTTTGGAATAAGGATTCCTTGTCCGGCATTTAACACAACTGTTTTATTTTTTATACTAACACGTTTCTTTCCTTTTAGGACATACAAGTAAACGTTTACAGTATCGTGATGCCATCCAAAACTATAGTCAGTTTTGATGCTATTAAACAAATGTATATCTTTGATTTTAAATTTTCTAAAATATTTACAAATGTTTTTATTATCTTCCAATCCTTCTACTTTTACTACAGTAAAAGAATTTATTTTTTGTACCCAGTCTGTGTAGGAAAATTTCTCTTTAGCGTTCCAAGATATAAAGCCAGATAGGACACTTCTATCCAGAGCTAGTAATTGCCCTGAGATATATCTGTCGAAAGAAACAATTTCATCTTTGACTATTTTATAAAGTATTCGATTCATTTCCAAACAATAAATCCTCGACTATAACCATCAGGCCTATTCAATCCATCTTCAAAAGCCTTTTCCCATTCAGTATTCCTATCATATGATTTAGTCCAAAAGTTATCAACTTTTAAACTTCCTGTTGACACCCATATCTTTGCATCACACATGGAATCATAAAATTTTGGGTGTCTTGGACTAGGCATAACAATAGTATTAGCATTCCAAAGTAGTTGACCAAATGTAGTTACTACTGGTTCTTTTTCGGCAGCAATGACCCAAAGTCCTAGAGGTGCTAGTAAATTTCTTTTCAGAACTAAGTCGTGTTCACGTATGTCAATAATCACATCATATTGATCATGAGTAGGTTCACTGACTAATACACCTTCTTTATTCCAAAGTTCTTTATTACTATTACCCCATACTTCTAATGTTTCGAATTTAATATATTCTAATTTAATAGTATGGTAAGCTACCCAGGCCAGAAACCCGCTGCCAATAATTAGGCAGCGACCGTGACTTTTGCTCTTAATTAAATCAATATTCTGTTTAACAAGATTTACACCGCAAGCCACAGGCTCTAGAATGTATTTAGGATCAATTGTAGGAACTACTACAAATTCTTTATCTCGAACATTGTAATAATCAGCATAAGCAGGCTCGCCTCTTGTGGCCACAATATCACCAAAGCAAGTATTTAAAACATTCTTTCCTACTTTGGTTACCATTCCTAATCCTTCGTGACCATTCATATGTGCTGGCAAAGTAGGAAATTTACCGGTCATCATATCTATGTCACTGCGACATATACCAGTCATCAGAGCTTTGACTTCAATTTCGTTATCACTAGGCTCTGGTTTAACCCAATCTTCTTCTACAAATTTACCATTGCCGTAAGTTCTAAGTAGTTTAACTTTCATAGTTTTTCGATAGTCTCATGTATCCACAAATCTTGTGTGTGTTGTTTTTTCCAAAAAATATTTTCTCGCATACTTAACAATGTATCGTTAATCATATTTTTATATGCTTCCTCTGGGCACAGGCCTAATTCAATTCTTTTGGTAGTTCCATCTTTCATAGTAAAAATGATAGCCCTATCATCTTCTTTTAGAGTTCGCCAATTAGCATCCAGTATCCAAATCTTATCATCTATAGCATACTCTATTCTACAATGATCATCAACATCATACGTGCCGTTGGGATTAACTATGCCATAATCAGTATTTTTTACATCATCTAATATCCAGTTTTGTTCGGAAAAATATCTCATTTTTACAGCCTGTTGATAGTTTGGCTCCATGACCATAAACAAGCTCAAAAGATGTGGCATAAGGTCTCTACTAACACCGCCAAAAGCTAACTCCTTGGTAGTAAACCAAGTTCCAGGATTAGGAACACGGTCTTTATTGTGCCAGCGTATTTCTATGACCAAGGCTTGCTCTTTTAGTCTTATCATATCAGAGATATTAGATCTCCACTGATTATTTTTTACCATCATTATATGAGTTAATGGTCTGTATTTTACAAAATCTTGCCATTCGATGCTGTTTCTAAAACCAGGCTTTTCAACAAAAATTATATTTGATGAAGGAGCTATAGCTTCTGCGATCTCTTTATGTGTGAAATTCGGAGTACATATATGTACGGTATTAAAATGATTTAAACGAAGACTGGCATCTCTAATATCCTTAAAGTCTGTAGACTTTGTTGGATCAGTATCTAAAGTCAAAACTTCATGCCCCATGCCCTCAAGTACAGATTTGTATAATTGTCCTATACCCATACCAATAACTAAACTTCTCATAATCTCCCTTTATCAAGTTTCAATTTTTTCTTCTTTGATAATTCTAAAAGAATCTTTTGGAAATTTTTTCCTGCAGATTTCCAAAATGTCTTCTAAGGTTTTGCCTTGAGCAACAAACTCATCATTTTCTTTTTTATAACAGTATAATGTATCTTGATGTTTCTCTACAACAAGTTCCACTAATTCAAGTTCTTTAATTTTTTGATTTACCATTTTTTGAATTTCTGGATCATTTTCTATCTTAGATAGAATCCAATACCTAAGTAAATTAACTCCAACTATCCAAAAGAAAATTCCAAAAATTATTCCTTCCAAAAATTCGGACACGATGTCTCCTAGTAAAATAATAGTTATTATACTTAGGCAATTGCCTTTTGTCAACTTGAAATATTGATTTTACCAAAAAGGTTGACTTTATCATGATAATACCATAAACTTTGAACATGTTGGTAATTTCCAACTCAAACAAACTAAGGAGAATAGGCATGAATAAGGCAGAACACGCTATCGAACTTTTTAAAGAACACTGTGTAAAGAGCACTGGTACAACTAACACTTGGATTGGTAAGTCTAACACTTATCAATTTGAAATTGGTCGTCCTACAGCTAACGGCACAATTAATGGGGTCATTCGTAAATTGGCAGGCACGGATGTCAGCGGCCGTCAAATTTGGGCAGTTGCTGGTTCTATCAAAGTAGACATTAACGGTGAATTCCACCGTGGTACAGGCATCCCACGTAGTTTGATGAAAGACATTACTTCTCAAGCTGAATTCTTGTACGAGCAAGAAAAGAAAGTCACTACTGCTAAGACTGCTGTTACTGTTTAACAGTGACTTACAGCGTACACAAGAGCCGTGTGAAAACCATACGGCAGGGCGACCTATCATTTATGCTTCAAGATGGGTCGGCCCTTGTACTACGTGCCATCTTAGAGATATTTTGACTGAGGACTAATATGAGTATGCATTTGGAAGGCCCGTGGCTTAGCACTACAGGCAAACAAAAAACTAAACGCAAATTTCGTAACGCAGAACAAGCTCGCAAGTCTCGTGAGTTACAGGAAAGTTGGCAAGACTTGCTCAAAAAATATGAAGTTCCAAAATCTACTAAAAAAACTAAACTTGACACATTGGTATCTACTAAGTATAATCTAAGGATACCAGAAGGCCGTAACACTACTGCCCACATTAAAAGTTTGGACAGTGGTTTAGGCAACGCTACTTTGGCTCCTGCCAAAGTTTATACAGGAACTAAAGTCAAAGGAATTGCTACCATGCATAAAAGTAATGCAGTTCCAGTGTTTAGTGATGATGAAGCAATTGAAATTAGTAGAATGAGACGAGGTTAATTTGAATAAAAATTCATGCATTTTATGCGGTAGTCAACATATTTCTAAAATCGATCATATACCAAAAAATCTTTTGAATAAGGCATATGTAAAAGAATACGGTATTGATGTTTTAGATGATATCAAAGAAGACATGCATCTTATACATTGTCATGTCTGCGATATAAAATTTTTCGACCCATGCCAAACAGGTGGACAATCTTTTTATACGAGTTTACAAAAGTTTGAATGGTATTATAAATCGGACAAGTATGAGTATGAGTATGTTAGCAGTAAGTTAATCAAAACTAATGACAGTGTTTTAGAAATTGGTTGTGGTACTGGAACATTTTCTAACCGAATAAGATCTTCTAATTATGTTGGTCTGGAATTTAGTGAAAATGCTGTTCGGTTAGGTCGATGGTACGGCAGGAATATTAAACAACAAAGTATCGAAGATCATGCCAAAGAAAATGAAAATCAATATGATGTAGTATGCAGTTTCCAAGTTTTGGAACACACTAGTGATCCAAAGAGCTTTATTGAAAGTTGTATAAAAGTTTTAAAGCCAGGCGGTACACTGATAATTACTACTCCGTCCGAAGATAGTTGGATACAGTATAAACAAGACTTTTGTCTTAATATGCCTCCGCATCATGTTACTAAATGGACTGACAAATGTTTAATAAACATTTCTAAGCTATTTGGAGTTAAACACGTAGATATTCACCACGAACCGCTCGATTTCTTCCATATTTCGTGGTATTTTAATAGTCTATTTGTTTTTCAGTTAAATAGTTTACTAAAAATTAAACACAGTTTGCTTAAACGCAAACGGCATTGGATCCCACATTTTATTGCCAATGCTTTATCTAAGGTCTTTGGAAGAACTCTTCCGGACGCTTTTAAACCACACGGTCATACCGTAATATCCGTGTATAAAAAATGACAGCGGTAATCTAAAAACTTAAAAAGGAGAAAAACATGGAGTTTTCTAACCGAAGAGTGTTGTACTACCTACTCGGATTCTTTTGTGTAGCACTACTGTTAAAAGTAGTCACAATTTATAAATTCGAACATTTACAAATGGCATCGTTGATGATGAATAAAAACACCGTCAGCGTAACCACAATGAAGAAAGAACTTGATTGTATGGCCATTAATATCTATCGCGAAGCAGGTTATGAGCCTCTGGAAGGTAGAATAGCTGTAGCACAAGTGACGATGAATAGAGCTTCTCACCCAGATTTCCCAAATACTATCTGTGGAGTAGTTTATCAAAAATCAGTGGTGATGCAGAGAGTGGTGTGCCAATTCAGCTGGTACTGTGATTCAGTCCACATGAATCGACCAATTAATCCCGTGGTATATCAAGAATCGTATGAAGTAGCCAAAAAAGTCTACTTAGAAAAATTTAGACTTGACAGTTTAAAAGATGCACTGTACTATCATGCAAACTATGTGCAACCCCGATGGAAATTGGAAAAAATCACACAGATAGGAAATCATATTTTTTATAAACAGAAAGGTGGAGATCATGCAAAACTTGCCGGAATACAATAAATTTTCTTTTTACACTATGACAGATAATGTGAGAAGATTTTTCGGAACTCATATTTCAAAATTTTCATCAGAAACTATAGGCTGGGTAGCAATATTGTGTTTACACGGCGCTACCATTCCTAGTCTTCTAGCTATGATGACTGGACTTACAGATACTCCACCACCAGTGGATTTGGTACTATTAATTTGGACAGGACTTACATTGCTGTTTATTAGAGCTGCCATTTTGAAAGATATGCTCAATATTTTCACAATTGGAATTGGTTTTATTTTCCAAGCTGTTTTGATGATGCTAGTATTTTTCAAGTAATTTTACCAAAATAGGCTCTTAACCATTGACAAAACCTAAACTCTTTGCTATTATACTTACACACACATTCACATAAGGAATTATTATGAAGCAAGTTTTTGTTGTATTAGTTGCACTTTCCCTTAGTGCCTGCGGTACTTTGGGAGGTGCAGTTTCAGGTGCTGGCACTGATCTTCAGAAAGCCGGTGATTGGATTAAAACTCGTTAAGCAAAGAAAGGTTTAAAATGAAAAAGACCCTAGTAGTTCTACCTTTGGTAGTCAGTCTCAGTGCCTGCGGTACGTTTGGATCGAAAGATATATACGACCAACGTTCAGAAAAAGAGCAAGAACAACGTTCTAAACTTGTTGAACGCTCTTTGGATAAGGCTCCTAAATGGATGACTGAACTTCCAAAATCTACCAATGCAGTTTACGCCAACGGCACAGCCGTAAGCATTTCTTTCAATATGGCAGATGAAAAGGCAAAAACAATTGCCTTGGGAAATCTGTGTATGAGTGCAGGCGGAGAAATTGACAAATCTTCTAAAGTGTATCAAGCAGATACTACTACTTCAGGAGTAGAAAATTCAGAACTGGCTATTCGAAGCCTCTGCCGCCGAGTTGATGTAACAGGTGCAGAAGTTTTTGATATCAAACGTGTAGAAGAAGGCGGTCGATATCGCACGTATGTTTTGATGTCTCTGCCCATGGGCGAGGCAAATACTCTTCGAAAAAATAAATTAAACGAAGATTTACAACGAGGTTCTGTTGAGCGCAGTCGAGATGCGTTCAAAGAACTAGATCAACAAATTTCTCGACCACGAGTGCAATAAGGAGAACTGCATGTTTGAATCAATCGAAATTCGGAAAGTTGAAAATGGAGTAATTGTTACTTTGAAGATGGAAGATGAAGATAAGGACTTCGTCTTTACAACTGCAGGGAAAGCAATTAAATTTGTCAAAGAATATCTGGAAAACAAATCACCGTCTATTTAAATGAAAACTTTTCTATTGGCTGTTATTTTACTTTTGCCTGTGCAAGCATTAGCGAATTGTAACAATGATAGTTTTACTACCAGGATACTTGAAGCTGATGGCACCGAAAAAATAATCAAGGAATCGAAAACTTACTGTAAGGATGCTTCCAGAACAGTTTTTGATGATTGTGAACTTTACCAATGGAAACATCGTTGGGGTGCTGGAACTTCCGTGAGCTGTAATTGGAATGAAAGACAAGCCATTGACACGGCATTGACTTATGCTCCAGACGGGTTTAAAGTAGAGTGGTACGACATTAAAAACAACACTAAAGGATTTGCTGTTGTTTCTTGGTCAAGACCTCTTTCGAACGCAGGATGGTGCAGAGATATTGTTGTAGCAAAGTATCGATCTTCCAGCATAGATAGATCAAACTACATTATGTGTTATGGTCAAGACGAAAAATGGCAAGTTTATAAAGGTTATTAACACCATAAATACTTTACTATGGCATTAGCTTATTTGACATTATTAACAGGATTGGCCATCTCTGCGGTGGCCATTTACTATTCAGTTATTGGCCTCGCCGCCATATTTTCTGCGGCAGTTATTCCCATTATTGTTATGGGAACTATATTAGAACTATCTAAATTAGTTACTGCTTGGTGGCTAAAATCTAATTGGGAAAGGGCTCCTGTCCTTTTAAAATCCTACATGCTGGTAGCTGTTTTTGTTTTAATGGTTATTACTAGCATGGGTATCTTTGGATTCCTATCAAAAGCACACACAGATCAAAACTTGATTTCAGGTGACGTAGTGGCTAAGGTAGCTATCTACGACGAAAAAATTAAGACCGAAAAAGACAACATTGAAGCTAATCGAAAAGCCTTAAAACAACTTGATGAAGCAGTTGATCAAGTTATGGGCCGTTCATCGGATGAAAAAGGAGCAGAACGTGCTGTACAAATTCGCCGATCACAGCAAAAAGAAAGAAATCGCTTACTATCAGACATTGAACAAAGTCAAAAACGAATCTCTGTACTTAACGAAGAAAGAGCACCTATTGCTACTGAGGTTAGAAAAGTAGAAGCAGAAGTAGGACCTATTAAGTACATCGCTAAACTTATCTACGGTGACAACCCTGACGCTAACATTTTAGAAAAAGCAGTCACATGGGTAATTATAACTATCGTTTTCGTCTTTGATCCACTGGCAGTACTTTTGCTGTTGGCTAGCCAAATGAGTTTTCAATGGTCTAGACAAGAAAAGGGAGAGCGAAAAGATGAGTTGGTTCAATCACAAACCCCAGAAACACCCCAAAGAACCTCAGAGCCAGAGGACGCCACATCGGCTGAGCCCGGCGACCGAGAAGGCGATGGACAAGATCAAAAAGAACAGTCGACCGAATCCCAAAACAAATCAGAAGTAAGTTATCAGAACTTTAATGTTGATGCATTGCCTTTAGATTTAAAATTAGCTGACTCGGTATTTAAAGATAACAATATCAAATTAATATTAGTCGAAAACGGCAATGATAACAAATCATCTGACGATACAATTTTAGAAGATGAATTGCCAACTGGAGTAGATACATGGAATAAAATGATCGCCGAGGCGGAAAAAGCTGCCGAACGTGAAAAAGTTTTAGCCAATGTTGTTTGGACTGATTCTTTACAAAAGTGGAGAGATTCAAATCCGGACGCTGACCTCTATGAAATTCAAAGAGCGTATGATTCGGGTGAAATCAAATCATTGCCTTGGGATAGTGTGGACGAGGAAGATCCAAAAAAAAAGAACTGACTGAAGAAATCAGTGTCTATGTTCAAAATGAAGAACAGCAGGAAAGTAATCTTTGGCAAGAATCTATTAGATCATTGAGTCAAGAGGACTATCAAAAGAAAGTCTACGACGCTAAAATGAGACAGACTGTTATGGATATCGAATCTGGAAAGATAGATGTCGCGTCATTGTCATCACAAGAACTTTTTGAAATTGAAAAATATTTAAAGGATAAAGATGAGCGGTAAGATAACTTTAGTAAGCCCACCCGATGTACATGTGAACAATAACTATAGTATCATATTAATTAATACCACTGAAGAAGAGCAAGATATAATTTCACATTGGCTATCTTCAAAATCTCTAAAAAAAGAAATAACAATTTATTTTTATAATAACGAAAATAATTTACAGTGGTTAGTGGCTGCAAATGCCATAGCAAAATGCAAATATATCAATCTATCAAATACTAGAGATAATGCTCAATTTTTATCTAGTTTTATTCTTAGTTATGAAAATTGTTATTATTCTTTAAAAGACGATAACATGTTTGAAATATTTAAATTAGTAAATACATCAAAAGTTGACAGCATCGAAGAATTTTTAGACAGGGTGGTACCAATTGAGCACGATGAAAACTAAAAACTGTGATTTCTGCGGAAAGAGCAAAGAAGATGTCGAAAAAATGGTCGTAGGACAAAATGGCGCCATTTGTAATGAATGTGTGGAGCTCTGTGATAAAATTTTAAAAGAGCAAAACGGAAAAATTAAAGAGCAGGACATATCAAAATTCAATCCTGTTAAAATAAAAGAATATCTTGATGAGTTTGTTATAGGTCAAGATGAGGCAAAAATAGCATTGTCAGTTGGAGTAAGTCAACACTATAAACGCATTACTTCTTTAACCAGTTATGTTGATTTAGATAAAAGTAATGTAATGATTATTGGTCCTACTGGATGTGGGAAAACATTAATGATCAAAAAAATTGCAGAATATATTGATGTGCCTTTTGCACACTGCGATGCTACAGCATTGACTGAGGCAGGTTACGTAGGTGATGATGTAGAAAATATTATCCAACAACTTTTGATAAGAGCTGAAGGTGACATTGAAGCTACTAGTCGCGGAATCATTTATATAGATGAAATAGACAAGATTAGTAAAAAAGGTGATATCAATACAAATGTTAAAGATGTTGGTGGAGAAGGTGTACAGCAGTCTTTATTAAAGATGATCGAAGGAACCATAGTTAATTTGATTTTTGGTAAGAAGAAAGAAGAAGTCGAAGTAGATACCAAAAATATATTGTTCATTGTTGGTGGTAGTTTTATAGGAATAGAAAACATTATTAGGCAGAGATTGAATCCTACGTCAATAGGATTTAATAGTGACTTAGGAGGGCTGTCATCTTCCGATGAAATTTACTCTAAAGTAACTCAAAAAGATTTAATTAAATTTGGACTTATTCCGGAATTTGTAGGCAGATTTAATATACTAACGTCAGTAGAAGAACTTAAAAAAGAAGACCTAGTAAGAATACTAATAGAGCCTAGAAACAACTTGATATCACAATATAAATTTTTATTTGAATTAGATGGTATCGAACTAGAATTTGAAGATGATGCGTTGATAGAGATAGTAGAATCTAGCATAGTATCAAAAACAAATGCTCGAGGTTTGAGAACTACCATAGAAAAACTATTAATACCTTATCAATTTGAAGCACAGGATTTATCCAAAAAGGGTTTAAAGAAGATTTTGGTAAATAAAGAATCAGTTAACAAACAAGGATTACCAATATTTGTCTTTGACAATAAAAAGAAAGAATATGGCAAAATTTAAAGAGAATAAATTGCAAGGATCAACTGTTTACGTTGATGGAGATTTTAATAAAGCATTACGAAAATTCAAAAAGAAAGTCGAAGAGAACGGTACTTTACAAGATTTGATGGAAAAGCAGTTCTATGTAAAGCCCAGCGAAAGACGCAAAAGAGCTGCTGGTGCCGCAAGGGCACGTTGGCTTAAAAAGCTCGAAAAGAACAAATTACCCCCAAAAAATTATTGACTTTTTAGTCTAGCTGTACTATAATAACAGTATGGCAAAACATCTTATGGTTGATTTGGAGACTTTAGCGACCACTCCAAATTCTGTGATACTTACATTGGGCGCAGTCAAATTCGATCCTTGGGGACCTAATGTTGATAGAAGTGAACATAACATCCTTTATCGTCGAATTGAAACAGAAAGTTGTGAAACTTTAGGAATGATCATAGATCCAGGTACACTGGAGTGGTGGGGGAAACAATCCCCTGAAATTATTGACGAAGCCTTTAATCCAGAAAACAGATTTCCAATCAATCAAGTCATAGATGAGTTCCATAAATTTGCTTGGGGGTGTGATGCATTTTGGAGTCATGGTAGTGTTTTTGATATCATGATTCTAGAAACGTATTACAGAAAACTAGGCAAGGCTTTTCCTTGGAACTTTTGGCAGATCAGGGATACTAGGACAATATTTGACTTAGGGTATGATCCTGAAATGCCAAAACATGCCAAGCATAACGCATTAGAAGATGCTTACAGGCAGGCAGTGGGAGTACAAAACATGTTCAGAAAGGTGGCAAGAAAATGAATAAATTTTTAGAATGGTTTCAAACAAATCGCACGTCGATTGGATATACTATTGGCGGTCTTAATATTTTAAATGGAATATTAGGCGCCAGTTATGGAAATATGGTAGCCGCTGTATTTTGGATAATTGTAGGATTAGTTATTATTTTTGATACAAAGTATTTTAAATAATATCATGGCCGAAATCTATCAGTTCCCAACAAAGCGAGACTCATCTGAATTAGATCGGTTGCATTGTAAACTGATAGAGTTAAATGAAGCTAAAGAGGCAATACTTAGAGAAATTAGATTAACCAAAGATCTAATTAAACTTTTTGAAAGTGGTGAACCCAAATGAAAACTTTTGATACTTATGAAGATGTGATAGGTATGAAAAATTGTATGAAGCGACCTATTGTAGTTCAAGCACTACAGATTGACAGTGAATTTCGTGTAAACACATTAGAAGGAAATTACAAGCAAGGAAAATCTGGTGATTATCTAATGCGTGGAATTGACGGAGAATTGTATATCTGTGATCGTGCTATTTTTGAAAAAACATACGATTGGGTTGACCATGAAAAAAATTTACTATGAAAAAAGAGGGCGCAGATACTTTCCAGTAGCAGAATACGATAATGAACTATTAGATAGTTTTCCAAAAGGCTATCATTTAGTATCTGTATATCCTGGTGGCTCTAGTCGACGATTTAAAATTGATCCAAATTATGCGGCCATGATAGCTGCCGGGCGTGTTGCTGAAGATGCAATCAGTAATGCAATTTCTAAGGCCAGTGAGATGCGTCCTCAAAAAACTCCTATTACCGAAGGCCAACGTCGAGCTTGGCGCAAGCTAGCCAAAGAGTTTGGTGATGATTTGGCCACCCTAAATATAAATTCTTCTCGGGATATTGCTGAGGCTGGTATCACAGCAATGATGATAGAAGCAAATGAATTATTGAAGAATCCAGCTGTAAAAAAAGCATTCGATCAATTTTTGATGGTAGCCGAATTATCAAAGGAAAAACAAAATGACTAAAATAGTAATAAATCGTTGTTACGGCGGGTTTAGTCTTAGTGATAAAGCTGAACAGATTTATAAAGAAAGAAAAGGAATCAATGATCCTGATTGGTGGCATGGAAATTTAGATAGATCTGATCCTATTTTAGTATCTTTGATAGAAGAATTCGGTCAATCAGCAGATGGTAGATTTGCTGAATTAATGATAGTGGATGTCCCAGATGATGTGGAATGGCAAATAGAAGACTACGATGGCATTGAGTGGGTGGCAGAAAAGCATCGGGTCTGGCCATGAAGATTTGGTCAACGATTATATTACTGGTAGTAAGTATCAACGCACACGCTAAAAAACCTGCCAGCACCTTTGTTTATGATGAGACCAGTGATGTAGTGATATCAGCAAGTGAAGCAAATGTTACTAGACCTATAGCCAGTTTGACTAAAGTTATGACGGCAATGGTAGCATTAGAATATGACAGCAATATGAACAGAGAAATGAAAATTGCTGGTGGTTCGAGATTGCCTGCTGGTAATAATCTACGAGGTGAAGTTTTCACAGCTATGTTAGTTAGGAGCGACAATCAGGCCGCAGAATTTTTGGCTGCTGACTATCCAGGTGGCAGGAAGGCATTTATCAAAGCCATGAACAAAAAGGCTGAAGAAATAGGTATGATTAATACTAGATTTGTAGACCCATCTGGCTTGAGTTCGAGTAATACATCTACTGTGGGAGAAGTAGCTATAATGATACGTGTGGCAGCATTACAGCCAATTCTATCAGACACTAGTATTTTAAAGCATGTAGAAATTAAAAAGAAAAAATATAAAGTTATTTTAGACAATACTAATAAAATGCTATTGGCAGCATTTGATGAAATAAAGTTCAGCAAAACAGGGTTTACAAATCCTGCAGGATGGTCAGTAGGAATGGTGATTGAAAAGCATGGAAAAAGATTCGTAGTAGTGGTATTGGGTGCCAACGATAAAAATCATAGATACGATGTAGCAAAAAAATTAATTGAAAAACATTTTTCTGTTATAGAACAAGATATTGAACAAGAAAAAATTCATCAAGAGCAATCATGGTGGAAAAAGTTTTTAGATTGGGCAGTGCCTAATGGAAACATATAAGTCAGAATTTAGACACATTTGGATTGATGAAATGTCTGATGTTAATAAAAAACTAAAATGGATTAGTACCAGTCGTAGATTAAGTTTATCAGTAAGAACAGAAGTATTGCCACGTGGTTGGGAAGTAGGGGTGAATGAAAAGGATATGGAGCCAATACAAAAATGGTGTGAAGATCATAATTGTGGTCGCAGAGTTAGCTTTGATACCTTTCAATTTAAAAATAAAAAACAGATGACTTTTTTCCTTTTGAGATGGTCATAATGATTCCAAATTGTGTTCAACCCGAAGTTACTTATGATGTAATAACTGTAGAAGGGAATGTAGCTCCAGTGATTAAATGGTGCAATGATGTATTCGGCCCGCCGGGAGATAGATGGTTTATATCCAATTATCAATTTTATTTTAGAGAATCAAAAGATGCACTTCTTTTTGAGTTAAGATGGTAATTTTCTTGACTATGTTCATTAGACTGTGCTATAATCATTATATTAATACTAAGGAATCAAAATGTTACTCCTAATACAATTACTAGCTTGTTTTGCTTTAATCTTTCTATCTGGGTTCCATTGGTGTGCCTATAAGGTAGACAAAATTGAAGATAAAAAGAATAGCAGTTCGTTAAACTGGAGTATTGTTCTTGCAATCCTTGGATTATATCATCTTATTGCATTACTTGGAGGATTATAATGATTACAATGAAAGAATGGATGGAATTAGTCAACTACAAAATTACTGAAGGTAGTGACTATTGCTGGGAATGTTACGGACCAAACGCCTATACATTAGATTCCTGGAACGGTGACCATAAAGGCTATAGTTTCAGCATTATCTTTGACACCAAAGATCAAACAGTCTACGAAGTACAGGCACACGATTATCTTCACAATCGTGCATATCGTATGGTCAATGAAGATTTTGCCAAAAAAATGAAGAAAGAATCTAAGCGTCGTGACATCAACAAAAATGAAGCCTGGGATGATGTCAACTATGTTGACTTAGACAATGACGACGACTTCATACAAAAAGGCATCTCTATTAAATCTGGAGAGGAGTATGATACTCGAGTACAAGTTCCTCTAGAACTTCCTGATGATGAACTGTTTGAATTAATGAAGATCGCACATGAAAAAGATATTACACTTAATCAATTAATTGAGCAAGTGCTACAGACAGCTATTGATGAACATCACCTTCGTGAAGAATTAGACGATCTTTATCTAAAAGAAGAATACGATTTCAGTGAGGGTGTCAAGGGAGCCGTTATTAAATCATGAGAATTGAAGATGAAATCAAATTAGATTTTAAGGATGTTCTTATTAGACCAAAACGCAGTACTCTTAGTAGTCGTAAAGAAGTAGACTTACAAAGAACATATAAATTCAAACACAGTCAGCATGAATGGTCTGGTGTTCCTATCATGGCTAGTAATATGGATGGCGTTGGAACATTAGGGATGGCCCATGCACTGTATAAACATAAGATGTTCACTTGCCTTGTAAAAAATATCAGTACGGAATACTTTGATACGACACTACAAGATATTGGTGGTAATTATTTTGCCGTCAGCACAGGAACTGGTGAAAAAGATCTCGAAAGATTAAAACTTATTCTACAATCTCATCCAGAAATAAGTTTCGTGTGTATTGACGTAGCCAACGGTTATAGTGAGCATTTTGGAGACTTTGTAGCTAAAGTGCGTTCAGTATTTCCAAATAAAACAATTATTGCTGGTAACGTGGTTACCGCAGACATGACACAGGAGTTAATTTTACGTGGCGCTGACATTATTAAAGTGGGGATTGGTCCTGGTAGCGTTTGCACTACTCGTATACAAACTGGTGTTGGGTACCCTCAACTTAGTGCTATTATTGAGTGTGCCGATGCCGCTCACGGTATTGGTGGTCATATTATTGCTGATGGCGGATGTGTATGTCCTGGCGATGTTGCTAAGGCTTTCGGGGCTGGTGCGGACTTTGTGATGCTGGGAGGCATGCTAGCCGGGCATGATGAAGGTGGTGGAACAATTATTGAAGAAATGTATGAACTTGCAAAACTACAATCAGGAATGTTATCTAACGATTATGAAGTACGCAAGTTTGTAGAATTTTATGGTATGAGTTCTGACACAGCAATGAATAAGCATCACGGTGGTGTTGCTGATTATCGTAGTAGTGAAGGAAGAACTGTACGTGTACCTTATCGTGGTTCTGTTAAGGAAACAATATTAGACTTACTAGGTGGTCTTAGGAGTTCATGTACATATGTTGGTGCTCCTTCATTGAAACAGTTATCAAAATGTACAACATTCGTAAAAGTTAGTAGACAGATAAATGATGTCTTTATCAAATAAGGTTCTAAATGTTTAAAATCGTCTTATGTTTTATAATTATTTTCAGTGTGTTCTTCTTTGGTATAAAGACTGTAAGAAATATGGCTGAATGGGATCAATTAAATCTAATCAAGTCATTGACTTATAGTTTTTTTCTAAGTATAATAACTTTGGCAACAATGATCGCCATTGTTTTAATTTTTTAAATTTAAAGGAAACACATGAAACGTATTTTTACTCTCTCTATTCTCGCCGCCGCTGTTCTTGCTACAGGCTGCACCCGTATTGAAACTGGTGAAGTTGGCGTAAGAATTGGTTTTGACAAGCAAGTAGTACCAGGTGAACTACTACCTGGTTCGTTTAATCAAGTCATCATTGGTGATGTATTAACCTTTCCGGTCAAAGACGTTAATGTGGTACTTGAAAATATGACTCCGGTAGCTAAAGACAACTCAACTATGAAAGACTTTGATGCTGTAGTTGTTTATAACATCAATTCTCAACAAGTGGCTGAACTTTATTCTACTAAGAATAAAAGTTTTCATGCTGAACAACGGGGTGATACATACGTGATGTACAACTACATTGTTCAAAATGCTCGTAATGCTATTTACAAAGCCGCACGTAAGTATGAAGCATTGGACATGGCAGACAACCGTGAAGCAATGGAACAGATCATTCGTGATGAGATCGTTCGCAATTTGTCTGAAGAAAAACTGGACGGTAGCATTACTATTAGTCAAGTGCTGATTCGTAATGTTGTACCAGCAGATTCAGTTGTAGCCAGTGCCAATGATCTTGTACGTTCTAAGAACGAACTTAAACAAAAAGAAGTAGAAGTAAAGACTGCCGAAGCTGAAAGTCGAAGAATGCAAGCATTGGCTTCAGGGAATACCTCGCAGTCATTAGAATTTAAACGTTTGCAAATTGAAGAAAAGAAAGCAGAAGCTATGTTAGAGGCAGCTAAGAAAGGATCATTGATGATAGTTCCAATCAATTCATCACCATTGATCAATATTGCAAAATAAAGGTGGGGGATGACTCAGTATAAAATTGTAGAAGAAAAAGACGGTAATGGTGATGTTCATTACGAAATTTGGATAGAACGTAAATTCTTATGGTGGACTTTTTGGGAGCCTGTGAAACATACTCATCCAGAAGATCATAGTCTCAATGTCATAAGAAAATTTAGTACTATCGATTCCGCTAAAAAGTTTATTAATGTCCATTATCGTGAGCGTAAAATCATCGAAACGGGTGAATTACAATTTTAAAGAGTGAATTTTTTTCTTGTAATAAATATTGTATTATATTATATATTACGAGCATAGCTCATTATACATTTAATTGAAGCAGTGGGGAGGATACTCCCCACTTTTAGATATAAATAAATTTCGCTGGATTACCATCATGGGATTCAGCAATGACTAAAAATTAGTCAAAATTGATCTTACTTTATAAGGAGATATGTATGTCAAAGATCATCGGTATTGACCTCGGCACCACCAATTCATGCGTGGCTATCGTCGAAAACGGAATTCCTAAAATTATTGAAAACAGCGAGGGTGCTAGGACTACTCCCAGTATTGTTGCCTACGCTAATGACGAAGTCCTAGTTGGAGCCTCAGCAAAGCGTCAAGCAGTTACTAACCCTAAAAATACGATTTATGCATCCAAGCGTTTGATTGGACGAAAGTTCAAAGAAGATGCTGTACAAAAAGACATTAATCTAATGCCATATCAAATTATGGAAGCATCTAATGGTGATGCTTGGATTAAGGCTAATGACAAAGATTTAGCCCCACCTCAGATTAGTGCAGAAGTTCTTCGCAAGATGAAGAAAACTGCCGAAGACTATCTTGGGACAACAGTTACTCAAGCAGTTATTACTGTTCCTGCGTACTTTAATGACAGCCAGCGCCAAGCAACTAAGGATGCAGGTAAGATTGCAGGACTAGAAGTACTCCGTATTATTAACGAGCCTACTGCGGCAGCTCTTGCTTATGGTGTTGATAAAAATGATAAAGCTGATCGCAAAGTGGCTGTTTACGACCTTGGTGGTGGTACATTTGATGTAAGTATTATTGAAATCGCTAATGTAGATGGCGATAAACAAATTGAAGTTCTAAGCACTAATGGTGATACATTCCTAGGTGGTGAAGACTTTGACCAACGTATTATGGATTACTTGGTTGATGAATTTAAGAAAGAAAACGGAGTCGATCTAAAAAATGATCAATTAGCTCTACAAAGGCTAAAAGATTCTGCTGAAAAAGCAAAAATTGAATTATCAAATAGTAATCAAACAGAAGTTAATCTACCATACATCACAGCAGATGCCAGTGGACCAAAACATCTAAATATTAAAATAACTAGATCAAAACTAGAATCATTAGTTGATGATCTTATCCAGCGTTCTATTGAACCTTGTAAGATCGCAATGAAAGATGCTGGTGTGAGTGCTAATGACATTGATGAAGTTATCTTGGTTGGTGGTCAAACTCGTATGCCTAAAGTACAAGAAGCAGTTGAAAAACTGTTTGGTAAGGCTCCACGTAAAGATGTTAATCCGGATGAAGCAGTGGCAGCTGGCGCAGCAGTTCAAGGAGCTGTTCTAGGCGGTGATCGTAAAGATGTTCTATTATTGGATGTTACTCCATTGAGCTTGGGCATTGAAACAATGGGTGGTGTTTTTACAAAGTTGATTCAGAAAAACACAACTATACCAACTAAAGCAAGTCAGGTGTTTTCAACCGCTGACGACAATCAACCTGCTGTTACTATCAAAGTTGGTCAAGGTGAAAGAGAACTATTCCGATACAACAAAATACTAGGTGAATTTAATCTAGAAGGTATTGATCCAGCACCACGTGGCATGCCTCAAATTGAGGTTACGTTTGACATTGATGCCAACGGTATTTTAAGTGTTAGTGCTAAAGATAAAAAGACTAACAAGGAAAATAAAATTACTATTAAAGCAAATAGTGGATTAAGTGATGCTGAAATTCAAAATATGATTCGTGAAGCAGAAGAAAATGCTGAATCAGATAAGAAACAGCGAGAACTTATTGATATTAGAAATAACGCAGAAGGTCAATTACATACTGTTAAAAAAGAACTTTCTGAACATGGTGACAAGATCACAGTAGATGAAAAAACTAAGATCGAAGATGCTATCAAAGACTTAGAAGAAAAAGTCAAACTTGATGATGTTGAAACCATCAACAAATCACTGACTGAACTTTTAGAATCAAGTTCAGCTTTGATACAGGCCAAGATGAATTCTGAAACAAATCAGTCTAAAGAACAGAGTGATGTTGTAGAGGCTGAATTTAAGGATGCAACTAAGCCTGAATAAGCGAGCACCGTCATAGGGCTCAATTTTTTCTTACTTTAAAAGGAGATAAAAAATGACACAATTAGTAAGATTTGATACAAATGCACTTAACGCTCTAAACAGAGCACTTATTGGTTTTGACGACGTTTTTAATAATTTTGAAAGACGTTTTGCTAATCAATTAAGTAACAACTATCCTCCACATAATGTTGTAAAAGTGGAAGAAAACAAGTACGAAATCCAAGTAGCAGTCACTGGATTCAATAAAGAAGAAGTCAGTGTAGAGATTGACCAAAATATCTTGATCATTACAGCTGAAAGAAATGACGATAGCGATGAAAAGAATTTTATCCATCGTGGGCTTGCACAGCGTAATTTCAAGCGTCATTTTCCACTTGCCGATCATATTGAAGTTGTTGATGCTGAGCAGAAAAATGGTGTATTGACTATTAGGCTAGAAAAGATCGTTCCAGAATCTTTGAAGCCTAGAAGAATAGACGTCAAATACTCTGAGTAAATATTATTGGGGGAGAGTGTTCTTGCAACTTTCCCCCAATATTAGTATAATATAAAAACAAACAACTTACAGGATACGCAATGGCTGATACAGCAACTGAACAAAAAAATCTCGTTACTACTAATATCATAGAACCAAGAAAGTTTAAAGTTATTTTTGTAAATGATGATAAAACTCCTATGGATTTTGTCATAGAAGTTCTGGTGAATATATTTCATCACAATGAAGAAGTCAGTCAAAATTTAACATTAAAAATTCACAACGACGGGTTTGCTGTTGTGGGTGTTTATCCTTTTGAAATCGCCGAGCAGAAAGGAATAGAAACTACTGCTATCGCAAGAGCCGCTGGTCATCCATTAACTGTCAAAATTGAATCGGAATGATTTATGAGCTTAAAAGAAATCACAAAAGATCTTCATCATGACGCAGAAACTACAAAGTTTGCTAAACTTTTATTAAGTGGCAAAATAGATAAAGAAGATTATGCAAATTATCTTTATCAAATGGTATTAATTTACAACATCATAGAACTCGGTAATCGTGTAGAAGGAAATTTTACTAAACTTCCAGGATTAGAACGCACTCATGAAATCTATCAAGATTTTATTGAAATCGCAGGTGTTGATCACAAATACAAATGGTTGCCTGGAACATTAGAGTATTACAATTATCTATTAGATCTAGTACGTGATCCACAACAGAGACCAAAAATAAAAGCACACTTGTATTGTAGACACATGGGTGATTTATACGGAGGTCAGATAATCAAGAAACAAGTAGCTCATATTTCAAAAGGTCGCTTCTATGATTTTAAAAATCCAGAAGAACTCAAAGTTTCTATAAGATCTGAACTAACTGATGATCTTGGCGACGAAGCTCGTGTGGCTTTTGAGTGGGCAATTAAAATGATGAAGGAACTTTATAATGAGCCAAGTCTGGAATACATTGATTCAAATACAGACACTACTGGAAGAGAGTTTCAATAACACAGGTGTAGAAACACAAGAACCAGGAATGGATAGATTCAATCAGCCTGGTTGGGTCAATCGTGTATGGACTTCTGATAATTATCGCAGAGCACATATAGATGTAGTAGATGCTAGAGAGACTAAAGGCTTGTGGATGATGCACTGTTGTGTCTTCCCTCATACACATAATCCGGCACCGATATTTGGGTTCGATGTTATCGCAGGCAAGAATAAAATTACTGGCTGTTTCATAGACTACAGTCCAGGCGGCGATAAAGAACATCCAATGCTAGACTACTTTGCGGACGAAGCACAGAAACTAGAATGGAATAAAGTACGCAAACTTCCTGATTGGGCAGAGCGTATTTTTAGCGGAAGTATGATAGCCGCAGGTAACGTGCAAAAGCAGGAAGAACTAGATCAGATTGTACAGTTTGCTAAAGACAGTATTAATCACTATTTAGAAACTGTAGGCGAAACTAACAATACTGCTAACAATACTAAAGAAGAACAAAACTACTACGCATACAATCAAAAGCAAAACCCCCATACACCGCGTGTAATGGCTAGTTTAGGGCTAAATGAGGAAGATGTACGTGTATTCATACAAGATTGTCTGTTCCCTGAAATTGGTAAATAGTTTATTATGAGATTTAATGAATTTAAACCTGCTAAACAAATACTTCGTGAGTTTGCCGAAGTGTCAAACGATAGCCCTGCTCAGTTCTTAAAGGATATACAGACTGGTGAAATAGATCCAGACATTGCTAAAAAGGCTATGGCGCAACTACAGCAAATAATGTCTTCTTCAAAACAGACTACGAATGCTGAGCCTACTACAAAGGTTGCTCCAAATAATCAAAAATCAGTAGATCAACCACAGTCTGTAGAACCTAAAATACCAGGAAAATCACAGACACCTGTACAGCAGCCTCCTGAAACTGCTACCTTAGAAGCATTAACATATTCTAAAACAAACGCTGATCAATTGAAAAAAGTTTTGATGCAACAGGGTGCAAATTCTCAAGAAGTTATGGATATCATTACTTTTGCTTACAGAGAAAATATTGTAAGAAACTGTAAAGAATTGATGTCAATGAAAATGTATAAAGCAGAAGGCGCCGATTTACTGGCAAGTTTATTTTATGAATTACCTGCAACATTCCATCAAAGAAACGACTTATCAAATATACTTTTAAAAGGCGGTGTATTAGATCTAACTAAATTTGATTCACCAGGCCAAGGATCGTTATTAGATTTGATATTGCCAAAATACAAAGCTAATAAAGCAGTAATCAATCTATTCTTAAAACTAAGAAATAGAAAAGATTTCCCCACACAAGTAAGCTCTGCTAACAAAGGAGCAGGTGAAGATTTAATCACTATTCTTGGTAATCCTGTACAAAAACTCAGTCCTGGAGATTTAAACATCAACGGATTAGAAATAGAAGTTAAAGCTATTGGTGCTAGATTAAAAGGATTTGGCGGAGGTGAGGTTTACGGTAATGCAGCCGTGATGTATACTCCATGGGCTACTAAAGTCTTCGAAGCACTTGGTAAAGAAGGTATGATGTATCTGGAAGAAAGTGGTTATAGTCTAAAGAAATATTTCCATTTTGGTAAGAAAAGTTTAAAGGCTCTAAGTGATGCTTTAAGAGTTAGTAAAAATCCAAAGAAAAAAGATCTATTAGTAGAAGCGTTTGACGGCGTATTACAAGTTTTATATCCTATGAGCACCGTTTCCATGAGAAAGAAAATTTTAAATTCTTTTGATGATAACGGATTTGATGTAGAAACATTTAGAAAAAATTGGTTTTTATTCAGCTATGATTATTATGTATTAACGACTGCTGATAAAAAGACTGGCGCCAAAATGCATGGGATATTGTTTATAAATCAAGGTGATAATTCTTATCAATTAGTAACTGACAGCAAACAAATTTCTGCTAATTGGGACAATTACGAATTAGGTAGTGATCTATTCAATTGGACCAATCCAACTGGACAAGCTCCAAAAATTACTTACGGTAAAGAAACTAGAACTAGACGTAAAGTTGTTAAACCGTAACATTCAAAATTAACTATTACTATTAAGAAGTTAATTTTTATAATAATTCACTATACACATAATTCATCAGTCCTCCTTGGGTAAATAATTTTGGGTCACCCAAGGAGCGAAAAATATGAAAAAAATTATAGTGTCTGCGATTCTTGCAGCGAGCTCGTTGTCTGTGCTTGCACAAACAACAGACAACACAATAAGAACAGATAGTACATCTAGAAGCATCACTGAAAATAACAGTACCACTACTGTTAAATCTCCACCACCTACAGCCGTAGCACCTGCAGTTACTACCATAAACAATGATGTTTGTGCTGTGGCAGCATCAGGTGCTGTGCAAACGCAGATTCTTGGTATCAGCATGGGCGGAACCATGAGGGATATGAATTGCGAAAGAATCAAACTTAGTAAAAATTTATTTGACATGGGCATGAAAGTAGCGGCTGTTGCTACTCTATGTCAGGATGAGCGAGTGTTCGCTGCCATGTTGGCTGCTGGAACGCCTTGTCCAATTGACGGTAAGATTGGTGAACAAGCTAAACAAGAATGGGAAAAAAGAGGTGTGGTTAGCAATCAAAAGAAAGACAATGTTGGATATTATGCTGTAAGACCTCCAACAGTAGATTTAAAAGAAGCATCTAAGTCTGAAGAAAGAAAAGAGTCTTCAGACCCAAAGTAATTGATGAGCAGAACAATGAAAAGAATAGCAAAACATTTTGGGGCATTAGTGGTAGTGCTATTCTTCTGCTCATTCTCTTACTCTAATGCCCAAGTAGTAGGGACACAACCATCTCCTAATTCAACGTATATAACAACACCAAATTTATTAAATCCAACAGTAAATTCTTGGACTGGGACAGTCCAAGGACAAAATGGTGGGTTTTCTGGAGGAAATACTCCTGCATTTAATCCGACAACAAATACGATTATATTTGGTTACACAACAGCTACGACTGCACAAACAATGGCTATTAATCAAGCATTATCAGGAACTGGAATACAAGTTGGTGGTTATAATTATTCTTGGAGTGTCAATAATGATCCAGCATCTGGTCAATATGGAACATTAACAGGTCAAGTTGTATTAAAAGATGCTGTAGGAAATGCTCTCCAGACCTACAACTACAACTATCCACAACAAAGCGGAGGGTTTATAAACTTCTCTGGCACACAGTGGTTTCCACAAGATTATACATTGGCGAATCTATCCACCTTGGAACTTTCTTTCACTGGCAAGGACGCAAGATTTTGGGCAGGCTACTATGGACCACAAGTTAGAAATCCAACTATAGGTTTGCAATATACAGTAGATCCTTGTGCGGGAAATCCTAGATACAGTCCTAGTTGTGCTGGTTATAGTAATTCAGACATGTGGTATAGTGGAGACTTAACATCTGTTTACGGTTCTACGTTCGCTATAAATCAAGCTCTAGGATTTGGTAATACAGGTGTGCGTGTACACAGTGTGAATTGGGGATATGACTATAATATAGGTGGTAACTACTGTTCTGGATTCAGTCTGATCGGTATATGCTTTGCTTGGTCTGACAGTTATGTGGGCGGTGCTTTAGCTATTACAGACAACAATGCTAATACTATATTGACCGACAGTAATCATACTTCTGGGCAAAATATCAGTGGAAGTTTTCGAAGAGAAATATTATTAGGTAGTACCAGCAGAGATATTTCTACACTAGGTGCAGCCAGCATTAGTACGTATACAGGTGGTATAGCAGCCGTAACTCCTTATATGGGCTTCAATTTTACTCCAGATATATGTAACACAAATCCTTTAACCAGCTCTCAATGTCCTGGATATGCCCAAGCATTTTTCACACAACAATGTACAGCTAATGCTCTTTACGATACTTCATGTCCTGGATATGCCCAAGCATTTTTCACACAACAATGTACAGCTAATGCTCTTTACGATACTTCATGTCCTGGATATGCCGCTGCTTATTTGACTCAACAATGTAATGCTAATCCTTTATATTCACCTAGCTGTCCTGGGTATGCTCAAGCATACCTTAATCAACAGTGCTCTATCAACCCATTATATGATTCTAAATGTTCCAACTACCAGACAGCGACAACTCAATGTAATGCAAATCCTTTGTATGCAGCATATTGCCCGGGTTACACTACTGCTGTAAATCAATGTGCAACAAATGGACTTTTATATAATTATTGTCCAACGTATCAGACAGAATTAAACTATTGCTCTACAGATCCATTATTCAATAATCTTTGTCCAACATATCAAACTGCTACTGCTTCCTGTAGTGCTAATGCACTGAGTCAAAGTTATTGTCCTGGATATCAATCAGCATTGAATACTTGTTCTACCAATCCAATGAGTAATACATTATGTTCTGGATATACTGCGGCTAATAATGCTTGTACAGCTAATTCTTTAACGTATACATACTGCCCAAGTTATACAACAACTCTCTCGTCTTGTGGATCGAACCCTCAAAGTAATACTATGTGTCCAGGTTACAGCACAACCAAATCTGCATCAATTGGCGGATCTTCAAAAGTGTCAGTATCAGAACCAACTGTGGCTGTTAGTTCTTCAGGTAAAGTAGAAACTAATATTTCTAAGACTGGTGACAGCAGTGTAGATAGTGTAGTTGATAGACAGGCAACATCAGCATCTCCTAGTGACACTACAGCAACCGTAAAACTAACACCATCTAATTCTAATTCACAATCGCCAAGTTCAACTGCTGGGCCAGCAATGCCTATGGCGGCAGCGTCTTCTAAAGAAGATAAGAAAAAGGAAGGTGCTAAAACTGAAGTAGCGCCTTCGGGTCAAGGTCCAGCAACTAGATCAGCGGGATCATCTGATGCTGGTGATAAAGATAAACCTAAAACTGCTCGACAAGAGATACAAGAAAAACGTGAAGCCGCTGCCAAAGAGAAGGCAGTGGAACAAGGCAAACAATTAGCAAATAAAATGGGAGAAGCTGCCACAATGGAAGCGCAAATAGCAGTACAAAATGTGGTCATACAAGCTATGGGATTTACGCCTGGTTTTGATTCGTATGGCAGAGTGATGCTTCCAGATACACAAGGTTATAGACCTTTCGAAATATATCCAGGTCAAAGAAATATTGACACACCTTCTGGTAGAAGATTGATGACAGGGTCAGATAGACTACACTCTGAGATGATAGATCAACAATATAAAATGGAAAAATAAATGGAAACAACATTACTATTTGAATCTTTTATGGTATTTTATTTGTTAGAAGTTCTGTGTTTAATAGCAGTAGCAGTTTGGTATTATAAAGAGCCAAAGCAAGAGATTAGAACAGTAGAACAACCAGTTAATAACGGGCCAACGGCGGCTCAAGCATTAGCCATGCATAAAATGGCAGAAAAACTTAGACGTGAACAAGGTCTAAAATAATTAGGAGTTTTAAAATGTCAAAAAATATTGACGAGAAAGTAGACGAATTAGAAGTAGCTAAAGAAAAATATCTAAGCGAAAATACTGTGATCAGTATTGGTGGATATGCCTTTACCCCGGCTAAGTTAATGATCGCTGCCACTATAGTCAGTACAGTATTAGGTGGCTTATATGGTGCTTTTGAAGTCTATAAAGATTACATGGATATGAAAGACAAGATCGCAAATTATGTTACACCTGACTTAACTGAGATCTATAAAAAGATGGAAGTATTAGATGCCAATACAAGTAAGATGGTAGAATATACAGACAACATCAAAATCGATCTAAAGAACGATGTACGCAGATTAGAAAACGTAGTTGAAAATACTGAGCGCAGTTCCAAGCAGACAGCAAGAGATACTGAGCAAACAGTTAAGGAGATCAAACGAGATGTTGACGGTACTCTTAAAGAAGTTAGAAGATATAGTGATCAAACTGTTAAAGAGATCAATCAAGAAATAGCCAGAAGCAATCAAGAGATGGCTAGAAATCAGAAAGAAACTCAGGCTGAAATACGTGCCATGAGAAAAGAAGTAGATGATAAAATTAAAAAAGCGTTAGACAACCCATTGTCTAACTAAGGAGGGGAAAATGGGAGAAGAAATTAAAGACGTAAACAAACAGATTGACGAGTTAGAAGCAGCTAAAGAAAAATATCTTAGCGCCAACACAGTAATTAGTATAGGAGGATACAGTTTCACTCCTGCTAAACTTATGATTGCTGGGGGTATTATTTCATCAGTACTAGGTGGGCTGTACGGTGCTTTTGAAGTATATAAAGGTTATCAAGATATGAAGCAGAAAATAGCCACATATGTGGCGCCAGATCTATCTGAATTTGATAAGCGGTTAACAGTAGTAGAAGAATCTGCAGCCAAAACTAATGATTATACTAGAGATATTAAAAACGATATCAAGACTGATCTGCGTAGATTAGAAAAGGTAGTCGAAGATGTAGAGCGTGGTAACAAGCAGATGTCTAGAGAAGTTGAGCAGGACATACGTCAGTTGCGCAAAGAGATCGATACCAAGATCCAAAAAGCATTAGATAATCCGTTAGCAACCAAGTAATAGTAGCATTTAATAAGGTTTTACCTAAGCCCAGTTTTTCTGGGCTTTTTTGTTAAATACGTTTACATAGAAGAAGGAGCGGCGATGAGTAAAAAATGGTTTCTATGGTTAGCGCCAGCTATACTATTATTAACAGGGTGTGATGAAAATTATCGCTATCCCTGCCAAGACCCTGAAAATTGGGGACAAAAAATATGTCAAAAACCTTACTGTAGTGCTAACGGCACTTGCCCAGAGGATTTAACACATTATGAGAAAGATAAAACTGCCGGGACTAGTACTAAGCAAGTAGTAAGCCCGCAGATCACGAATAAAGGAGGTTGTGATGCTAGATAGTTTGTTTAGAGGTGAGAAATATACCACCGAAGAGCTAAATGCTAGATTGAAATTTTTTATTGGTCTAATATTAGGCCTAACATTATTTGGTATTGTATTTGTTGTGTTATACAGTCTTATATTTGTAACACAGCCAATGAATGGGATGAGTCCAGTAGACAATAAATTCTTCGAACTTATTATTCCCATTGCCACATTCTTAACTGGTACACTGTCTGGTATTATGTTAGCTGGTGATGACAAAGATCTCCGTGCTAAAGCATTAGACAATGCTTCTAAATCAGCCCCACCCCCAGCCCCCAGTTCACCATCAGGCGGCGGCTTCAGTGCAAGTGCTAGTATTGGCGGAGTCAATATGAGTTATAAGAGTCCTACTGCTCCTAGTATGTCAGCACCAATGGCAAGTTCGATGCCTGCAGCTTCAAGTTTCGCAGCACCTAGCTCGCCAACAATGAGTTCAACTGGCAAACCTATGCCAATTCAACCACCCGACGAGGAACTGTAATACTACAAAGGGCACTTTAAGTGCCCTTTTTTTGTGGTTTAAAAAATTATGAATCCATTTTTTTGGTTTGATTTATCTGTCAAGTACTTTTTGCACGTCTATTATTTGCCTTTTGAGTATATTGGAAAAACTACCACTTGCTCTAAATAAAACGTGGTGCTATAATAATAGCATGGACACAATAGATAACGCACTTATTGAACTTAAATGTTTAATTTTGGACATTCTTTACCAAAAGAAATTGGAAGGTAAAGAAGAAGTCCCTGTTTTAGAACTACTTGAAGATTTGGGAATGACCGAATCTAATAATTTAACTGGGCTCGATCCTAAAGATACTATTTCTTTAACTGGAAAAGCTCTGTTAAATATCGAAGCTACGAAATCTTCGTTACGAAGAAACATTTCGAATCTGCACTGATTTTTCTGACCGTAGCTCAGTTGGATAGAGCAACAGCCTTCTAAGCTGTGGGTCGGGGGTTCGAGCCCCTCCGGTCAGGCCAAATTTGGAAGTAATATGAAAATAAATCTTGTAAGTGACATGCACCTAAACTTCGCAGACATAAAAATGCCTGGCGGGGATATTCTAATTATGGCAGGTGATATAATGGAAGCAGGTCATCTACGCCAAGCAGATAACGCTCAACATAACACTGATATTGCTGATAGGTATCGACGTTTTATAAATGAAGAATTAATCAAATATCAAAAAGTGCTGTATGTTAAAGGCAACCACGAACACTATAGGAATGCCTATCATGACACACACGCTCGTTTGCTTCGTGAAATGCCAGACAACGTACATCTGCTTGAGAATGACGAAATTCAGATTGACGACGTACATTTTTTTGGTGCTACAATGTGGACTGACATGAACAAAGGTGATCCTATCAGTATGCATCATCTTAAACAAGCTATGAGTGACTTTGCTGGTTCGATTAAAATGGGGCATGGCGTAAAAGTCGGTAACCAATATGATGGATATTATACTAGCAAATTTAATCCAGAATATGCTAAAGGTATTTTTCACGAAACAATTTCGATAATGTCAGCGTGGTTAAAAAATCACAAGGATGACAAGTGTGTTGTGATAACTCACCACGCTCCAAGCGAACTCAGCGTCAATGAATGCTACAAAAAAGACTATTATATGAATGGTGGTTATCGTAGTAATCTAGAAAATTTTATTTTAGATCATCCACAGATCAAAGTATGGTGTCATGGCCACATGCATGATCCCTGCGATTACATGATAGGTGACACACGAGTTGTTACTAACCCGCGTGGGTATATGGGTTACGAAACGCAAGCAAACAATTTCGATCCTAATTTTAGTTTTGAGGTGTAATATGTCTTGGACCAACAGACTTCCTGGTTTTAATTTTAATGGGGATTGGGGGCAATCAACTAATAAACTTAAAACTGTACATGAGTTAGATAGACCGGTAGTCACATTTATATCCCCAAACATGAAAACAGGACCTTGGATTGCCGGTGGTGCTGTTCTAAATTGGTATAAGAATCAGTCTATCGAAGATAGTGATATTGATGTATTTTTTAAAGATCAAAAGCAATTCGATGTTTGTTTTGGTGAATTGATGTCAAAAGGTAAAGCCAATATGGTTTATAACTCTGACAATGCTATTACCTTACATGTACATTCTGACAACGGTGCATTGAAGAGAGTTCAATTAATTAGAAAAGAATGGTTCTCAACTGCTAAGGAAATCATTGATAAGTTTGATATCACAGTATGTCAGTTAGTCACTGATGGTCATTCCTTAGAATTAGGAGAGAAAACTGCTCAACATATCAAAGATCATGTTTTAGAATTCACCAAAGAACATCCTCATTCAGATATTGTAAAACGACTTATAAAATATGTTACTTATGGATATGTACCTAAAAGTGAAACGGTGAAAAACATTATCGAAAATCATCATAACTTTAATTGGAAATTCAATGGAACAGAATCAGACTACGACGTTGCTTTCTAAGTATCATAGTTGGAGTTTACTAGACCCTAGACCTATATGCTTTTTTGACAAAGCAAGTGACTGTAATCTCGCAGTTTGGAATGGTATCTACATGACTAGAAATCAAGCAATGATGATTGCTTGTGAAAAGTATCTGGGAATTTGGGCCACACCTACTATGAAAGATCGTGCTTGGAAGGAATTTAGTATAGCATATCATTCCGGAGCATTTGGTCATCGAAATTGGGATGAAATTTTAGAAAGTGTTTCCACCGCCAGTGGACATTATAGTATGCTGTCAAGACTTCTTTCACAGCATTTGATTTCTATGAAAGAATACGACGGATGGGAAGTTCTTTCTTGGTTTAATTTACATAAGGAAAATGTTGATGGATAAACTAGATTATAATCAATTGAGTTCTTTGCTCAAAAACAATATTTGTGAGGTAACATTTACTAAAGTCAATGGTGAAGTTAGAGTAATGCCTTGCACTTTATTGGAATCAGAACTTCCTGTATTGGTTGAAAAAGATGCCAAAGACGATAAACCTGTTAATCAAGATGTCATCAGTGTTTGGTGCATGGACAAAAAACAATGGCGTTCGTTTAGAGTTGCTAATGTTCAAAAAGTAGATGTCATTCATGAATAAGAGTTATAGTCTGGAAGTTAAATACGAAGAAGAAACGGATGATTACTACATCCAATTTACAGATGAGATGCTTGAAGAAATTGGCTGGAAAATTGGGGACACAATCCTTTGGAAGGATAACAAAAATGGCACGTTCACGCTCGAAAAAAAAGTGGTCGACGAAGCCGGTAACTCGGAAACAGATGCATGACCTAATGTTAAATCTAAAAAAAGATTTAATTGGGGTACCTAGAACTAAAAATGAAATAGCAGAAATAATCGGAAAACCAATATCTGAAACGTTTCGAGCAGATATACTTACATGCGATGCTAATGAAGTTGATATCGGAGATCTTAATTTCTCAGCATATTATGACTATGAATTAGATAGCATGAATAGACCTTGTATTCAGGTTTATTTTGTCTTCAACCCATTAGATAAGACTCTTATTTTTGACGATGAACTGTTCAGTAATGTAATCAAAAGACTATGTGATACAATAAGTCATGAACAGATACATCAAAGACAATATAGAAGTAGATTTTGGGAAGATACATATAATGTAAACGTAGATGACCCAATTTCATATCTAAGTAATAAAGATGAAATTGATGCCTATAGTTACAATATTGCTAATGAACTTTTGGATTACACAGATGCTCAAAATGTATTGACATTATTAGCTGATGCTAGTAAAATAACTATTGAACAGAGCGTAAATCTTTGGGCTTATATGAATTTATTTGGTGGGACAAATAACCCTACCATAAAAAGATTGTTGAAGAAGATCATTAAAGTTCTACCTGAAGTAGAAAAAGAAAGATAAATAAATTTATGAAAACGACCGTTATCAAATTAGATAATTTCCAGACTGCACAGTCGCAGGTCGTTTCTTCACGATTATCACCTCGAATACGAATACGCTAATTTAAATTTGCACCTCGGTAGTTTAACGGTAAAACAGCGGATTTATATCCCGTGTGCAACAGATAATTGGCCAATGTGGGTTCGACTCCCGCCCGAGGTACCAAAAATAATTCTTGACTAACAAAAACATTGACACTATAATTTAATGTAACTTACTGCCCGGATGGTGAAATAGGTAGACACAAGAGACTTAAAATCTCTCGCTCGAAAGGGCGTGCCGGTTCGATTCCGGCTCCGGGCACCAACTGCTTTAACACAGGAGTTAAAATGAATCAACGTATTGATGATGTTTGTGAAGTTACTTGTATAGATAATGGCAGAAAAATGACTGCAGATGTTCTAGATTTTAAAGAAGGGGATATCTGTCAGGTAAGCATTAATAAAGCAATTAAACTTACCATGCATTTTGATGAATGGAGTGAAGAATACATTGGAAGGAGTGCTGGACTAGAATTCAAAACTCCTGGACCAAAAATTATAAACATAAAAGTAGGAAGATAAAATGCGTAATTACTGGACTTGTTCTCCCTTCGCTGATTGGATTCGAGGTACTACTAAATTAAAATGTGGTACTGGAAAAGAATGGGCAGAATGGGAAAAGGCTGCTAAAGCCAAATACCCTATCCGTTGGTGGGTAGCTGAAGAAGGTTTGGATAAAATTCAAACTGTATGGTGTTGGATACCTGAAAGGATTAATGATGTTCGCTATTATATTAATAACCGCTGGGTTAGTCGTAGCCATGCTCTTACAGCCCATCCTCGAGACATACAACCTGGTAATTGGTGTGATGTTGGCAATCGTTTTTTACCTTGTCTTTTCAATGAGCTTGTGGATTTTATTGAGATAGAACAGGCTTGGCATCACTGTATATGGAGCGACGAAGCAAAGACCAAGTTCAATGTACCTTGGTATCGTAAGGGCTGGTTGCGCTGGCGTACATGGCGTTGCCCAGAAGCTGGCTTAGAATATCTACGCTGGGCGGCAACACTAACTAACGAAGAATTCCTAGACGATGATAAAAAGCACGAAGCTGAACCAACTTATCAAGCCAAGGCTGCTAAAGAAATTATCGAGCTTTATACTTGGTGGAAGGAAGTATATCCAAAACGTCCGGACCCGCATGATGCTAGTGGCTGGAGCGCATATTGCGACATGCGTAGACAAAAAGGTTATCATCTGTTAGACATGGAAGATAAAACACCGGAAGAAGCTGAAATGTGCAGAACTGCTTTGGATAAGAGCAATGAAATTGAAGCGGCATATAACAAAGAAGATGAGGAAATGATGATTCGTCTTATCAAAATTCGTGAAAGTCTTTGGACATGATATGAAAAATTCTTTATTTAGAAATTGGGTACACAATCTATGGATAGAAAACTGTTTTGAGCATGTTGACCTTAGAGAACCTAAATATACTGAAAAAGAATATTTCAATAAATTTAAATGGTGGCTTCGAAGAGAATTCAAATATCGAATAAAAAAGGAAAAATAATGACAATAAAGAACGAAGGGCAAGACCATTTAGACAGCCTCTATCAAGACTATTGGGTATTTCATTCAAAAAAATTAATAGAATATGAACCTTTAGAGTTGGCTGCTGTTATATTAGCACAATCTTTAAGTATATATCGAACAGTGTTGGACGATAATGAATACAATAAAATGATTGACAGCATCAGTAATATGAGAAATGATGTTAAAAAATTACTTCCAGAGCAAGGAGTTTTCCATTGAAGAACCAAACACCTGCAGAGGGTATTCTTAAAAAGAATGATTGGGGTGATACCAAAATGTATCATGTGGTATGCGACTGCGGCGCCGATGATCACGTTCACGATCTTTGGGTGGAAGCCGAAGACATTGGGGTCAATGTAACCATATATGCTACTGTAAAATCACCTTGGTGGTCTACAAATCGCTTCAAACAGATTTGGACTTTGTTAACTAAAGGTTATCTTGAACATCAAACTGTGTTGACAATGAATCAACAGACCGCATATAATTATTCTGAAACTTTAAAAAATGCTATCAAGGATGTTGAACAATTTCGAAAACAAAAACAAACTTCCAAAGAAAGATCTCAAACAATTAAGGCAGCTCAAGAAGGAGATTGTGTATAATGGCTACTAATAAAGAAAAACAAGAACTAATTGACATTTTAAAATTTACTCCCTGCACATATTCTTTACAAATGTGGGGTTATGGTGGTGAATATGTTATGGGAACAGTTACTCGAGAAATTTATGATTATTTTAAACATAGAAGGCTCAGTGTAAGTGATTTTGCTTGGGATACTGACTACGCAGAGCAAAATAATATTCCTGAAAATATGTGGCCATTTCCTCCTGGCAGTTGGTACGAGTGTGATAATATGGGACATGCGAGCGGTGTTGACCGTAACGCTGGAACACTACAAATATGTGACGAGAACGGAAATACCATATATGAACGCAGTCTAGAGGACATTGACGGTTATAGTGATGATAGTCCCGAATGGCAAGGTGGTGATGAAGTTTGGATTAATTCACAACCACCAGGTACAGTAGTGTTCATCGGTGTTAGCAATGAAAAGGGAACCTTCTTCGAAGGCGAAATTGAATTGAAGCAACCTTTTGATCCTTCTAAGTTATGTCTCAATTACGACGAGATTGACGGTAACGAAATTGTAAATGCAGTCACATACGACGGTGAGGATGTTGATAACAACGGTGGTGGTACCAACGGTAAGAGTTCAGACTTTGGTTTCTATATTGCTGGATCACAAAAAGACAGCAAATGGGAAATGTACAAAGACATGGACAGTATCGAGTATGAGATGACTCCTTGGTTCTCTAAAAAAATTAAACCAGCGAAAGAAGGACTTTACGAAATTAAAACTCCTGGAAAGAGTAGTTATACACATCAAGCTAAGTGGACTGGATCTCGATGGATCGGTAACTGGCATGATGATGTTCCCGAAACTGAAGAATTAAAAATTAAAGAATGGCGTGGCCTCGCTGTAAACCCTGACCAATGACTAAAGTATCAAAAAGCCCAGAACGTCATACCTTCCAAAAAGAGGGATATGTTAAACGACAGGAAGAAAAGGGAGAACCCGTCAACGAAAATTATCTTGATTGGTTTGAACAAGTTTTAGAAGAACATAATAATAAGTTTAACGATCCCCAAAGTCGTGTTAACAATATGGAATATGATCTATTGACTACTGACTGGATTTTAGAAAAAGTTCGATCAAGAGATTCGTATGCTCAAAATTTATATGCAGCCATGTGTAATAATGGATTCATAAAATTAGAAGTTATTCCTATTTTAAAGGAAGAAGAGTGGGGAGTCAGTTGGAGGTATGCCGGAGGAATTGTAGCAGATATGCTGGAAAAAGGTGACTACATTGATTGGTATTGTAGCGGTATGGGCGGGCTTGCGGGTGGATGGAATAAAGATGAAGAGACTTTCCAAGAATGGCAAACCAAAACTGGCTACGTTCCAGAAGGATGTATTACTGAAGAAATTCGTATAGATCTTCAGAGTCTTGGGTGGGGCATCTCCCCTGACGGAGATTGGGTTAAATTTGAATAATCGGTAAAATCAATGGTTGACTTTCTACCATTCTGGCTTTATAATATATACATACTGTTAAACAAAGGAGCTTGAAATGGCACGTACCGCCACTAAAACTGTTAAGAAAACCCGTGTTACTAAATCTATGGTAGCAGAACATCGCGCAAGTTCCAAGCGTGATAACAGCCCACGTTGGGATGACTGTGATAAAATGACCAGTGACGAGTTTAACATACATTGGCGTCGTGCTATGGAATTCTATCGTTTAGAATTCAGCAGTAAGGATCTCAAGCCCAAAGTAATTGATTGGATGGGCAAAGTTGGTTACGATAAAGATGTTATCAAATCTTTTAAGAAAACCAAAGACCATCGTTGTAATAGTACTATGGGCGGTCTCGCCGCATGTTTGCTTCGTGGTATGCCTGAGGTTCGTAAAGATTTTAACGAAGGTCGTAACAGTGCAGAGTGGTTGCGCAATGCTATTCAAAAGGCTATCGAAGAAGGCGGTCTTGATATTGACGAAGAGCTTGTAGAAGCTGAAAAACAAAAAGTTAAAGTTGAAGTATATGTTCCCAGCATACAAGATCGTCTACGTGAAGCCGCAGGCAACATGACAGAAGAACTAGATGTTGCTATTGACACTTGGATTACTGACCCTGAAGGCTTTGACCCCAAAGCGTTCAAAGTTGCTAGTCTGTTGCGTGGTAAAGGTGTGAAACCTGCACATGCTCGAATGATCAAAGGATTTTATACGTTTGGTCAAAATGAACTCACGGAGCTTGCCAGTGGTGAAGCGGATGATCAACTCCGAGAAGCCTACAGTCATGTGGCTCGTAAGAATATTCGAAAGCTGATGGAGTTTTATCAAGCTATTATGGATGCTTGTGAGCAGATTGGTGCTGAAGCTAAACTCAATAAAAAGCCACGTGCTAAAAAAGTCAAGCCTGCAGAAGATTTGATCAAGCGATTGAAGTTCTGTAAAACAGATGACAGTCTTGGTATTGTGTCAGTGCCACCTGCACAGATCATTGGTGCTCAGGCTATGTATGTATACAACACTAAAACTCGTAAGTTTGGACAGTATATTGCACTGAACAGCGAAGGGTTTGGAGTCAAAGGTACTACTGTTACTAATTTCACTGACAAGAGTGTACAAAAGACTTTGCGTAAGCCTGCAGAACAACTGAAAGCGTTCAAAGATATGAATACACAAAAGCGTAGTCAAACTTGGTTTGAGAAAGAAGTAAAGACTACAGAAATCAAACTCAATGGTCGCTTCAATGAAGATGTTGTAATTTTGAAAGTTTATAAATGACATTACCAGATGAAAGATATCGTGCTGTAGTACAAACTCGCAGATTTTTATTAGATTTATGCAATCCTCAACATACTCCCAGAGTACCTAAGCTCATTAGAGAGACTGCTCGAAATATGTTGCGGCATTACCCAAGCGATTGGGATATGAATCGTGCCTCAGAAAGTGCCCCGGATGTTTTCCAAGAACGAATAGAGGACTTGCATAGGTTCCTTTTAAAAGGAAAGGAAGAAAATGTATAAGACAGTTTACAAAGAATTCGAAGTTGATGTTGATCTCAGCGACTTCGACACAGACGATCTAATTGAAGAATTGGAAAGCCGTGGCGCTGGCACCACCGACTATGGCGATGGTAAAGACATTCTAATGTCTCTCTATGAGAAACGTAGACTAGGCAAGGATTATCAAGTAGAATTGGATCAATTGATTTGGTTAGGATTGGGTAAGATTGTATGAACGAACGAATTAAAGAGCTTGAAAAACAATGCTGGAGTCACTATATTGACGGAGCACTGATTGACGGGCATCTACATTTTGATACACAGAAGTTCAACACACTAATCATCCAGGACTGCATACGGACCTTGCGTAGCAATGGCTACGACGATGCGGCCAAGTGCCTACAGGATATACACTTTGGGATGGATTATCCAGTATGAACCAACGAATTCGAGAACTTGCTGAACAGGCTAAAAAGTATGCTCTTGATGCTATGATTAAAATCACAGACAAAGAACAAGCATTGAAAGTGTATTCAGCATCATATGATACAAAGTTCGCCGAGTTGATTGTTAGGGAATGTATGGCGTGTTCTACTTGGGTTGGCAAGATGAATAACTATGCGATAGAACCAGTGCATACTGCTCACACTATTAATCAGCGTATGAAAGAACATTTCGGAGTTGAAGAATGAACGAACGAATTAAGACCCTAGCCAAAGTCGCTGGCTACGATGAAATTAACAAAGCCGCAATGAAGTTGATAGGGTTTGACCCAGAAAAGTTCGCCGAGTTGATTGTTAAAGAATGTATCCGACTTTGTGATGAAGTTGACCTTGCAGGTGCTGATGATTGTATCGATAAGATTAAAGACAATTTTGGAGTTGAGGAATGAAACCAGAACTAGACGACCTGTTGTGCCAACGTTATCCCAAGATTTTTGTTAATCGTCACGGTGATCCAAAAGAAACGTTAATGTGTTGGGGCTTTGAGTGCGGGGATGGTTGGTATAATATTATCAACCAACTCTGTGCCAACATACAACATCATATAGATTGGGCGCAGGAACAGAAAGAAAAGTATGGACGAGGCGAAGGCTGTTCACAGGTTGTGGCTGTGCAGATCAAAGAAAAGTTTGGCACACTGAGATTTTACACCAACGGCGGTGATGATCGAATCGATGGTATGATACGTATGGCTGAATCAATGAGTGCTGTCACTTGTGAAGAATGCGGTGCTCCTGGTACCAGGAGAGGTCGTAGCTGGATCTACACTGCCTGCGATGCTCACGCTCGAGAAGAAGTTGCACTATGAACGAACGAATTCAAGAACTCGAAGCAAAACTGCAAGACCTATATGAAGGTCGAAAGGTAGTAATGCCTCATGACATTGACCACGCACATAATATGCTGATGGTAGCAGGTGCTTATATTCATCATGACAAATGGAATGTGTGGAACATACTTAAAAAAGATTTCGGAGTTGAAGAATGATTTATATTGGCTTTGCTATTCGCAATCCTTTCCAGCAATTACATAGGATGCTTAAAGACTGGGTTTTTCCAGTGTCTAAGAATAAAACAATTGAGATTGGGTTGTATCGCACCAATGCAATTATTGGTGGTTCTTTTGGTATCACAGGATTCAAACAAGACCATGCAGGATTCAATTTTGATATAGAACTTTTAAGTTACAATTTGGATTTTATATTCTACGATAATAGGCATTATGATGAACGAAAAAATTCGACAATTTGAAAAAGAGTCTGGACTTGAGATTTATGGTCTCGGCCTAGATAGAACTAAATGGGAACGCACTATGGAAAAGTTCGTTGAGTTGATTGTGAAAGAATGTGTAGGAGTTGTAGAAGGTGGAAGATTTCTACACGATGAGGCTCCTACTGCTATGTTTGCTAGAGAATGTAGTTCTGCAATCAAAAGACATTTCGGAGTTAAAGAATGATTGAAATTTTTATTCCTGTATTATGGATTTGTATTAACGCTAATTGTGAATTTATGTCGCCTGATATACATTATACCTCCGAAACTAAATGCAGAATTTCATTAGAAAAACAAAAACAACATATGATACAATTAGTAAAGAAAGCTGGTAAAGGTGAAATTAGGGAGATGGAAGGAACTTGTGTTACTACTCAAATAGAGAATACTAAAGGTAGAATATGAATAGTAGACTTAAAAAACTAATAGAAGATTCTGGAACACACAAGTATATCACTGAAGAATGCCAACATCGAATTGAGTTTGTAGTTGCTCTGGTAGCAGAAGAATGTGCTCAAATATGCGGCAGTCAAGCAGATCGTAAAAATATTCGACAAGCATTTGGACTTACTGTAGAAAGTAATATCAAATATCCTAGCCCAGAAGTAAAAAACAGTATTGAAAGTCAGTACAAAGCTGATATCAATATACCTAAAGAAGGAAAATAAATGAAAATTGGACTTAGCTATAGTAGATGTATTCGAGATATTATCGAAGGCAAAGTAGAGATCGACGACATACTGATAATCATTGCTCGTACAGATTTTGATCCACGTGATGATAAGCAATGGCAAGGTATTTGGGTTGGTTATTGTGGAGGTTCAAACAGCGACCCAGTTCGAGGTATGTTTGGTGGAAGTAACCCAGAATGGTATGGAACTTCTGATGAAGATGAAGAAAAGTATCGAAAAGTAAGCATTGAACTTTGGGAAAGTGGTAAGCTACATCAACCTAGACAGTTTGGAGCTTATCCTGTTCGTCGATCAGAAATTTGGTTAGAGACTGTGTTGCCTAGCAGTGAATTAGAAACCAATCCTGCCGCTCAAAAAGCATGGGAAAACTTTCAATTAGTGGCCGGATTATCTAACGTAGATTTGGATGACAAGTATCAATGAGTGAAAAAATATATTTTCTTAAATGGTGTTGGCGTAAAATTGTTGCTGATGTGAAATCTTGGGATAGTTGGCAATGGGGATGGATTTTTACCTGCTTCTTTACATCAATGTTTTTTAGCGCAGACAAAGGCACAACTATAGAAGCTATTAGTAGACTCTTCTTGGCATGCCTAATAGTATTTTATTGGATAGGTTATTTGCTTATCTATTCTGGAATCAAACGTTCTTGGAACAAATATCAAGAAGAAAAACGTAATCTTGTCAAAATTTTAGGAGAAAATCAATGAGTTTAGTACCAATCGTAGTAGAAAAAAGTAGTCAAGGTGAGCGTTCCTATGATATCTATAGTCGTCTATTGAAAGATCGTGTAATCTTTTTAAATGGACAAGTTGAAGATTACATGGCTAATTTAATTGTAGCGCAATTACTGTTCTTAGAAAGTGAAGGGGAAGGTGATATACACATGTATATCAATAGTCCTGGCGGAGTAGTTACTGCAGGTATGAGTATCTATGATACCATGCAATTCATTAAACCTGATGTCTGTACATATGTCATGGGACAGGCCTGTAGTATGGGCAGTTTGTTAGCACAATCAGGCACTCCAGGAAAACGATATATGTTGCCTAATGCTCGACACATGATACATCAACCTAGTGGTGGTGCCCGAGGGCAGGCTACAGACATGCAGATTCAAGTTGAAGAAATACTAAAGATCAAAAAAGAGCTGACAGGAATTTATGTTAAACACAACAGCAAAGAAAAAACTTTTGATCAACTGAGCTTGGATATGGAGCGTGATAAGTATATGAATGCACAAGAGTCCTTAGATTACGGACTAGTGGATCATATAGTAGATAAACGACCAAATGCCAGCATTTAACAGTAGTGAATTATTAAAAAATATAAAGTTTAATCAATTAAACATCAATAATGGCGAAATCTCCGGAGATTTAATTTCCGGAGGTTGCGTCTCTTCCTTTTCCAGTACAGGAATATCTGATCAATCTACTAAAACTTCTTTAGTTATTAAAGACAATAAAATAGAAGTAGATATAATCGAAACTAAAAGAATTGACGGTGATGTACAATTACTAGGCAATCTTCACGTTACTGGTGAATTAAGAATAGAAAAATTAAAAGTCACAGAATTGGTTTCAGATAGAACATATGATAAAATGTATCTGGAATTTCAGCCTATAGATGTTTCTGTTAATCCCAACGGCAGTGGATTGATTTGGAAGGGTAGAGACTATACCAAACTATTTGTTTTTAAAAATAATCCAGATAGATTCTTTTCTACAGAAAATTTTGATTTGCCGCCAGAAAAATCTTACAAAATAGATGGTGTAGATGTACTAAACAAAAATACATTAGGATCTACAATAAGAAAAAGTAGCCTAAGAGAAGTTGGCACATTACACAGTTTAAATGTAACTGGAGATGTGAACTTATCTGAATTTGTGCGATTCAGTTCTGATCAACAAAGAATAGCTATCAATACCGAACAACCAGTAGGTACCATTACTATCAGTGACATCGAACAAGATGTTATCATGAATATTGATGTAGATAATGGTAGGGCTCGAATAGGAACTTTTAATAACAGACCATTTGATTTAACCGTCGGTGATCTTACATTGATCACTTTAGAGCCAAAAGGAGTATTAACTATTGGCAATGAATATAAAGAAGACGTCACCACAAGAGTATGGGGGAAAGTAGGTATTAATGTTAAAAATCCCGAAGTTGATTTAGACATACGAGGCAGTATAAAAATTTCTGGAAAACTTTTCATGGTAGATAATTCTCCTCCAAATAAAGGTAACTATAAAAGAGGAGACATAGTTTGGAACGAAAATCCACAGACAAATTCGCCGATTGGGTGGGTCTGTGTTGTTTCAGGGTCTCCCGGCAAATGGCTACAATTTGGCATAATACAGGAATAAATCATGAAAAAAATTTTAGAAAAATTCGAACAATTAGGCGCACAGGCATCAGCATGGAAATTTTACGGCATTATCACCCCTGCTTTCTTTTTAGTAATCTTTATCGCATTCCATTTTATTTTAAATCAAACAATGACAGTAATGATAATTGGTTGGTTTTTATTCGTCATTACTTGCTTGATATGGTGGCTTTGGACTTTGAAAATATTCCAATCACTACTGATCAGTCATAAAGAATTTTACACCATGCTCAAACAGATGTCAGAAGAAATATCTCATGTCAAAATGGATATAAAGAAAATTTCCAAAAAAGATTGACATAATAAATATTTCATGTAAAATAGTACACACAGAGGACTTTAGGCATTCATCCCTCTTTAAATATTCTGCATGCCATTGCTAACTTTGAGGAGATAACAATGGCAAAATTTTATTCAACAAAAACTTACGGTAACGACAGAGGGCTGTCATGCTGTTTTAGACAGTGGAGAGCAACACACAGTCATTGCTCAACACTGCACGGATACTCGATTGGTATCAAACTTGTATTTGAATGTGACACACTAGATGACAAAAACTGGTGTATGGACTTTGGCGGTCTTAAAGAATTCAAAGCATGGGCCGATCACATGTTTGATCATACACTGGTTGTTGCCAAAGACGATCCAATGCTAGATGTTTTTAAACACCTTGCATCAACAGTTAACATGGGTTCTGCAAATCCAGACAGCAATGTTCCACACGAACGTGGTGCGATTTGTGATTTGCGAGTAGTAGATGGTGTAGGTTGCGAAATGTTTGCTAAAATGTGTTTTGACAAAATGGCTGAACTATTAGCATCAGGCACAATGCGCTATCCAATTAATCCAACAGTAAGAGTTAAATCAGTTGAAGTATTTGAACACGGTGCTAACTCAGCTACATACGAAGGATGAACAGTTTTGAAAAAATCTGGGCTCGGGCAACTGGGCACTTAATGGGAAAAACTGACGATGATCGTCCAGATATTCCCATTTTAACGGTTAGAGAAGCAAGGATAGCATTATTTTTCAAAACATTTTGGGTAATAATACACATCATAACTTGCTTTTTTATCATCGCTAATGTAATTAGACATTGGTAGATTTATCCTTGACAAACAAAGGGCATACTGCTATAATAGCTTTATGTCCTTTCTTATTATTCATCATGACTAAACGTATCGGTTTCGCCTGTAAATGGATTGATCGCCCTGATCAAGTAGATGGAATCAGCCCCAAAGATGACTGTAAAAAATACAATACCGGTGCTACTACAGTATCTTGGTTAAATAGACAAAGTAAAGACGTTGCCGTTGAAAAACTTTGGTCATTGGTAAAACAAAACATTGAATCAACTAGACTATTAGTAGAAAGAGTAGGTAATTTAGATAATGAGCTACGTATGGTACGTCTTAGCAGTGACCTTCTTCCTGTGTATACTCAGCGCGATTGGTGCTGGTTTTGGCGTCAAGCTGATGTACAGGATTATGCCAGCAAACATTTTAGAGAAGTGGGAGATATTGCTAGAGCCCGTAACGTTCGGCTTAGTTTTCATCCTGGTCAATTCACTGTGTTGGCAAGTGACAATGCTGATATTGTTCAGCGTAGTATAGAGGAGTTTGAATATCATGCAGATATGGTTAGATGGATGGGCTATGGCACATCGTTCCAGGACTTTAAAATCAATGTCCACATCGCGGGTAGAGCCGGTCCAGCCGGTATCAAAGCCGCACTTAGGCGTCTCTCACCAGAAGCGAGAAACTGTATTACTATCGAAAACGACGAAATCAGTTGGGGAATCGACGCCAGCCTCGAATTGGCAAACGATCTCGCTTTGGTGCTAGACATACACCATCATTGGATACACACAGGAGAATATATTGAAGAAAATGACGACCGTATTAAAAGGATTATTGATAGTTGGCGCGGTGTGCGTCCTGTCATACACTACTCTGTTTCTAGGGAAAATTTACTTGGAGAACATCCCGGACACACCCGTCCCGCTCTTCAGGCCCTCCTAGAATCAGGACATAAGAAAGCAAAATTACGAGCACATTCTAACTTCTATTGGAATGATGCAGTAAATAGTTGGGCAGCTACACACTGGCAATGGGCAGACGTCATGTGTGAAAGTAAAGCCAAAAATCTTGCATCATTTGAATTACACAAATATTTTACAGGAGTATCAAATGAAAAATCTAACCTCAGTAAAGATAAACAATCGAATAGCTTACTTACAGAAATTACATGATGACTTAGATAAGCAAATTCAAGAAGATCACTCTAGATACAAAGATGATGCACTAGTAAACTATTTAAAAAAGAAAAAATTAAAGACTTTGGACGAAATCACAAAATCTAAAAAACTACTAGAAAATTAACTCAAACAAAAAGGGCTTACGCCCTTTTCGTTTTTATTAGACTTCCTTCTTTTTTCTGGTAGTCTTGGGTTTTGCTGTTGCTACTTTAGCAGTTTTTGGTTTTGCTTTGGCAGCAGTTTTGGTAGCTACTTTTGTTTTTGCTTTTGCTACGGTTTTGGCTGCTGATTCCTTCACCTTTTTAGCGGCTGCTTTAGCGTCCTTAACTGTGACTTTCCCGTCACCGTCAGCATCAGCTGCTTTTTTGACTCCAGAAACAGTGTTTACTAGAGCGGTCTTGGCATCAGCTAAATCTACTTTTCCGTCAGAATTGACGTCTAGACTATTACTAGATCTATTGAAGTAGAACATAGCTCCAAAAACAACAACTACGATTAATGCAATAATAATTTCCATGGTTACGTAACCTCCTTGTCTATTAATTATGCCTTGTTTAAGAGCGATAAATAAATTTTGAAAGTATCAAAAAAAGGAGATTGACTTAACCCGTTAAACAACGTACAATAGTGTGTACACACAGACTATAAAAATAATAATTAAGGTAAAATAGTCAAATGCTAAAAATAGAAAATGTAAGCGTCTCTTCAAATGGAATCTTAATATTAGAAAATATTAACTTAGAAGCAACGCCCGGAGAAATCCATGCTATCATTGGGCCTAAAAGATGTGGGAAAAGTACCCTAGGTAATATTATTGCAGGGCATCCTAGATATAGAGCTGATTCTGGTAAAATCACTTTTAAAAGAAAAAATATTTTTAACCTAAATTCTGAAGAAAGAAACAATTTAGGAATTTTTCTTTCTTTTCAAAATCCACCTGATATTTTGGGGATTTCAAATTCTTCATTAATTGTTGAAATGTCAAAAACAAAAAGAAATTCAAAGAGCAAAACTGATATTTTACAAAGTTATAAAAATTTGATCAAACAGTTTGAGTTAGGTTCTGAATGGAAAGATAAAGATTTTAATTTAGGAAGTACTCCTTCTGAAAGAAAGAAAAATGAAATCGCTCAAATGATTAGTTCTAATCCTGAATTAATTTTGATAGACGATTTAGAAGATGGTGTTGACGAGGATACTGTAAAATTTATATCTAACGAAATACAAAATTTTCTAAAAAACAATGATAAAATTGTTCTAATATTCACTAGTAGTACAAAAATACTAGATTCACTATCGCCAACTAAAGTTCATTTAATGTCTAATGGAAAAATAGTTAAGACAGGTGACAAAAAAATTCTTAAAAGGATAAGAACTAATGGCTATTGAAAGTTTTTTAAAAGTTGACGAAAGAGATCCGGATTGGACTTATAGTCCTAATCATTATTTTGGAAAACAGTTTAAGGTAATTGATGCTAACTGTTTAATGATAAAAGAAGGAACAGACGACAGTGTTGTTTTAAGATTAAATCCTACTGAATCCGATCTATTATGTAAACATTTACAGATTATAGGTAAAGAATCTAGCAACTTAAATTTGTTTATTTTGTGTGAAGGTGATTCAACTACCCAGCAAGTTTTTTTGTATCATATCGAAGCACAACCTGATTCAAATTTAAATATTGGCGTTTTTATCAAAAACGGAAAATTAAATAAACACATTTTTGAATGTTCAGCTGGCGAAAATAGTTCTATCAGTATATTTGGAATCGCAGAAAATACAGAAGGTGGTAGTAGCGAAATTATATCAAAAATTCATCATGAAGGCCCTAATGTCGAAACCAATCAAATAGTAAATTGCGTTTCAGGAAAAGAGAGCAGAACTGTATTTCAAGGGCATGTAAGAATCGTAGAAGATATGATAAACAGTTATACACAAATTAATAATGCAAGTATTATTACTGACGAAAGTGGACAGGCATTTAGTATACCACAGTTAGCTATCGACTGCGGTAAAGTAGAAGCTAATCATAGTTGTAGTATTGGGGAATTTGACGAGGAACAATTGTGGTACTTGAGAACCAGAGGAATTGAAGTTCAAAGAGCCAAAGAAATATTATTAGAATCACATCGAGGTTTAATTTTAAATTTAATTGAATTTGAAGATCTAAAAGATGAAGTCAAAGAATTTTTCAACAGTTAATTCAGAATTAAAAGAAACTGTAAGAAACAAAATCAAACAACTGATCAATGCACGAAAATCAAATGAAATAATCTTTACAGCAGATTCAATTCATTCGATCAATATTATTACGCAGGGCATAGTTTGGAGGCCTAGAGACCTTATACTATTTCCTGAAAATGAATTACCAAAATATACTTCTGCACTGCAACACTTACAAAATAAAAGTAACTGCTCGTTAGAACGTGTTAATGTCATCAAAAATGGGACATTGGATTTAGCTCATTTAGAAGAACTTTTAGAAAATTCTGAAGGTAGAATTTTATTTTTCATATCGCATGTAAATGAAATTACAGGCATCCTTCAACCAATAAAAGAACTATTTTCTTTAGTTAAAAAATATGAAGGTATTACTGTATTAAACTGTAACGATAGTATAGTCAGTGAACCTATAAACGTACAAGATCAATCCACAGATTTCTTGTTCTTTGATTCTGAGAATATCGGTGTTGGCGAGGGATTAGGATTTTTATACGGGGATTACAAAAAGTTAGAAAAATTAAACCCCATTTTTACTAAAAGCACCAAAAGTCTTATGTTACCAAATAGATTAGAGTTAGAAAAAATAAATTCTAATTTTTTAACATTTGTCATAGAAAGTTTAACTGATATTTTGGATCAAGGAGTTGATGATCTTAAAACAAAATATCTACTATTAAGTGCTACTCTCCTAGGCGAACTACAGGACTGTGATCACATTAAGATTTTATGTCCAGAATATTATAAAGCCGGAATCATAAGTTTTTACACTGATAATATGGATTTAGATAAGAACTATGATTTTTTAAAAGATTTTGATGTAGAATTCGGGTTTTTTGATATTGATGAATACATACTCCAGTACTCTACTAAAGGAGTGATTAAAGTGAAATGGGATCATAATAATACCAAAGACGATATGATTAATTTAGCAGAATACTTAAAAAAATTAAAATAAATAGCATTATGAATATGAGATTTATTAAAAGTTTAAAAGAGTCTTCGGACATTAGAGAAATTAATCAGAACAGGCTCAAATACAGCAAAAATGAGCTTGATCCTGTTATGAGTGAGGCTACTATAAAATATCATTACGATGGATTAGCAGCCAAATACTACGAACGTTACAACAAAGGAGAAGGTGATGCTGACTTTAACTACGGCGGCGCTATTTTACATAATTTGTTTTTTGGCAATCTGGCCCCTGCCAGAGCAGCAAACAAACCAAATGGCACTTCTAAGACAACAATAGATGAAGTATATGGTAGTTTTGAAAAGTTTAAAGATGCTTTTGAAAAAGAATTTATGGTAGCACAAGGGTCTAATTGGATTTATATGGATACCTCTGGAAAACTACACACTATACATAATCACGAATACAAAAAGAATATGAAAATCGCACTATTAATAGATGCTTGGGAACATGCCTGGGCATTAGATTACCAGCAAGATAAAGCCAAATATCTTGCAAATATATGGCGTATCATAGACTGGGACGTTGTTAACATTAGATTAGGAACTTGATATGGAGTCAATTATAGTTACAGAATCAGCAGTGACAAAAATTGCCGATTTGTTAGCAGAAGAAAATAATCCTAATTTAAAATTAAGAACATTTGTCCAAGGTGGCGGATGCTCAGGATTTCAATACGGATTTACTTTTGATGAAGAACAAAATGAGGACGATTTTGTGATAGAAAAATCTGGTGTTAAAATATTAGTAGATTCTATGAGTTATCAGTATCTAATCGGCGCAGAGATCAATTACACTGAGGATTTGACTGGTAATAGTTTTACAATTAAGAATCCAAACGCTCAGACTACCTGCGGATGTGGTAGCAGTTTTTCAGTTTAATTAGGAATAAGATATGGCGTACAGCGACAAAGTTATAGATCACTACGAGAACCCTCGCAACGTTGGTAGCTTTGACAAAAATGATGCTAACATTGGTACTGGTATGGTAGGAGCACCTGCCTGTGGTGATGTAATGAAATTACAAATAAAGGTAAACGATGAAGGAATCATTGAAGATGCGAAATTCAAAACTTACGGATGTGGATCAGCAATCGCAAGTTCATCACTCGTTACGGAGTGGCTCAAAGGTAAGACGTTGGCAGAAGCAGGATCTATTAAGAATTCTGAGATCGCCACAGAGCTTGCACTCCCCCCAGTTAAAATACATTGCTCAATTCTTGCTGAAGACGCGATTCAAGCGGCCATAAAAGATTATAAAGAAAAGCATGATCTTGTTAACTGAAATTGCAGCATCTAAAATCAAACAAAATTTAGAACGTAGGGGCAAGGGTTTAGGCATACGAATAGGTGTTAAGACCACTGGTTGTTCAGGCATGGCCTATGTTTTAGAATATGTAGACTTTGCACCAGTAACAAGAGATCAATTTGTCTATGAAAGTTATGGTGTAAAAGTTTGGGTAGATGGCCGAAGTTCACCGTATGTTCAAGGACTTACTATGGACTGGCAGAAAAAAGGTCTCAATGAAGGGTTTGAATTTATTAACCCTAACGAAAAAGATCGTTGCGGTTGCGGCGAAAGTTTTAGAATTTAATCTACAATCTGCCAATAGGCATATCACTACTTGCTGGCATATCCCAAATTTTTCTTTTTTCCACGCCCTTTTTCTGAGCAAATCTTTTAGAATCACAACTACTACACACGTGGAAATATGAATTGCTGATTCTTTTTGGACTCATGTTAGCGTGATTTCGAAAAAACCTTTCACCACAACTATCACAGATAAACTCGTTTACTTTTTTCGTTCTAAAATAAACGTGTTCAATACCGTTCTTACTTGTTCTTTTATGTGAACTTTTTTCTTTTACGCTACCTACGTACATGCCAGTATTTACATTAAGTTTACAAAATTTAAAGGTAAATAAAGTTAGGAAATACCATAATCATCCAATTCGGAGTTTACAATGGCAAGAAAAAATATTAATATTGGTCTAACCGGCAATGATGGAACCGGTGATAGCATTCGTGACGCTTTTTCAAAAGTTAATGAAAATTTTAGAGAGCTATATGCTAGTCAAGGTCTTGAGGAAGGGTTAACATTTGAGAACTTAGTAGATGTTGTTAAACCTTTGAGACCTAATGGAGTTTTATCATTAAATTCTTTAGGTAACAATGTAATTAGTAAAGAACTAGTTGGTAGTGCTAACATTTCTATAGATACTGCTACTGACCCATCAAAAATAAGCCTAAGTTTAACAGGTATTAGTATAAGTTTAGACCCGACTCCAACACTGTCAAATACATTAAATGCAGGTGGATTTAAAGTATCTAATATGGCTGCGCCACAAGCAGATAACGATGCTGTAACTAGACGTTGGGTTTATAGTAACTTTTTAAATCGAGACAACGAAGATTTAACAGGAACTGTCAATGCTGTAGATGGCAGTACCATGAGAGACAATTTTAAAATACAGCCTGCTCCTAATAATGGTAATCCTAATTTGGGTGAGCGTTTCATTCCGTTACTAGACTCAGATGGATTAACCCCAAAGACAAATGTTTTCTTAAAGTTTCAAGGAACTGATCCTGCACACTCTGTAAGAAAAGATTATGCAGATTCCAAGATAAGTTTAGCAGGAACATTGGCAGTTGATCCGGAAACTGGATTAACTGACAGAGGCTTTGGAGTCATGACTGGACCATTGATCTTAAATGATCACCCAGGAGAATATCAAGGAATTGAACTTAGTCCAAAAGAAGGCGGTCCAGCATTTGTTCAGGAAGATTATCGTGCGGCTACTAAAGGTTATGTAGATAGTAAATCATATAGCAGTCCTACAAATATCTATGTTAGTACCATAGGTAATGATGATATGTGGGATTTTGACAATGACACTCCTAATCCTGATTACGGATATCCCGAATATGAGATAGGAAGAAGTTGGAGTAAAGCATTTAAGAGCGTTAGAGCAGCGTTAAAATTCGCTAAAAAGTATATCGATAGAGTTACGTTACAAACAACTCCATACAAAGTAAGTACTAGCCAAGTATTCAAATATATACCTGCTTTAGGTACTGAGTTAGAATATCCTAGAACAAAAGTTAGAGTCAGTTTACAAAATCACGGTTATCAAGATGGCGATTATGTTCAAGTTAGTGGTGCTGTTTTATTAGGAGCAGTAGATACTAGAGAATTGAACGGTATCTTTAGAGTAAACAGAATAAATGCCAACTTATTTGAATTAAATTTAAAGAAAACATTTTCTTGGGTCAATCCTGTAGTCGATCCATTGGATCCATTTATAACCATAGCACTTGCTAATAAGAAAGATGGACCTTATAGTACATTGAGTAGAGTAGACCTTGGTTTTAGAGGGTTCTTTATTCCAAAACCAGAAATCACTGTAATGATAGAATCTGGTGTTTATTTTGAAGAATTTCCAATCATTGTTCCACCAAACGTGGCGATCAAAGGTGATGAATTTAGAAGAACTTTAATTAAACCTAAGCAAGGTCCAGTTCCTGCAGAAAATATAAATCTAAAATTTGTAAGGGGTGATAGAAGTTTAAACGCTAATTTCTGGTATAATAATCATTACTACAGACAACTAGGAAGATCTGTTGGTGCTACAAATATTGTAAACAGTACTAGATTAGAAATTAGAGACGCTGCATATCCACCTAAATCTGGAATGAGGTTTATTGTAGGCTCTACAGGCGGTGTTCCAAACGTTTATAGAGTTGGTCCTGTAAGAAAAATACTTTATAAGACACCAAATCCTGATTTGAATATTGCTCCAGGAACATATACTATGGACATAGTAGATGAGAATGGAGATTTAAAACCTCTAGCTCAATCTATTCCTGACAACACCTTGATAGAATTTTTCTTAGACAATGAACATGCTGACATGCTGCTAGTCAATGATGCATTCCAAGCCAGAAACATAACCTTCGTTGGTAGTAAAGGCTTCGTTATGGCATTTGATCCTAATGGTCAAATTTTAACTAGAAGTCCATATGCTCAAGTTTGTTCAACATTTTCTGGTGAAGGTGGCGGCGGTCAATTAATTGACGGTATGGCAGGTAATCAGCTATGTTACGTTGATGATACTACATACACAGATCCATTTACTGGTACTTTAGGTGCCAGTGGCACTAAAATGAGAGTTACTGGTTTAGTTAGAAAACCAGAAGTTCCTAATACTTTTTATCTTTCAAAGAAACGCTATGTGATCATTGATACTACTGAAGTAGATCAAAACGGTTCAGCCACTTTAACATTGAGCAGTGCTCCGGGCGAATTCATAGAACTTGATGATACATTTTTACCTGCAGGTTTCATACCAAATGGAACACAAATTTTAATTGAAACTGCTGGTAATAGAAGTATGTTGTCCAACGACTTTACTATGATCAACGATCTTGGTTATGGTATATATGTTGATAACAACGGGGTATGTGAAGCAGTTAGCCAATTTACATACTATTGTAGAGTTGGTTATTTGAGTAAAGCTGGTGGACAAATACGTTCAGTTACTGGTTCAAGTTGTTACGGAATAATTGGATTACAATCAGAAGGTAGTGATCCGAATGAAGCTATTCAAATAGGTAGATTAAGAACTCCGGTAATGAATCTTATTACACCTTACATTGATGACCCTATTAATGAAGGTAGATTTGGTGCTGTATCTTTCTATGTAGGCAATGCTGATTGTCCTCCATTAAGAAACGCAACTTTTAAATTAACCGCCCACGAAATAGCTATTAAAGATATACGTAGAGCTAGATTGTCAGGCGGAACACTGACCACTGGTCCGTTAAAAGTTACAACTTATTATAGACATCCTTTTAAAACTGGCGAGGAAGTGCAGATTACTGGAGTTAAGACTGACGCTGGTCTCAATTTGCCACCAACTACACCAGGCGGCAATCCTTTACCAAATGATATTTCAGGTAACACATATACAGTAACTATTTTAGACGAGTATAATTTTACCTTAGATGAAACAGAAAGTAGCGATTACTGGTTGCCTAGTGAAATACCCAATGACTCTACTACTCACATTAACGACTTAATCAAAACAGCTTTTAGTTACAATGAGAGTCCAGTAGCTAGACAAAGTTTAGCACCAACAGGAGTACTGGTTCAAGATAGAATATATTCTATATCTGGTAATGCCAGTGAAGATAGAATTGCAGGTTTTGCTAGATTTGATGGTGTCGCTGGTGAAAATCAAGCTAATCAAAATACCTTAAAAGTGATTCAATTAAGACGTCCAGCTGTAAAAAATATGAAATTTACTCTGGGGTCTACGATACCTGCAGTGGTATCAAATGATATTCAAGTATATACCGTCACAAATGTTGTTAGACAAGATGTTACATTTAAAGTAAACATTAGATTAGTTGAACCATTAGGTGTCAATGATAATAAAATTGGTGCTACTGAGATCTATATTACTGAAGTAAAAAATGAAGCTGCTCCAAGTGTTATTATTACAGATCCTGCTAGTCCTTGGGCACCTAAAGCAGGATGGAGTTTCCAGTTATTAGATCCTGCATTGAATGAAACTTTAAATTATACCAGATATACTATAAAAGAAGGAACTACTCCGACATATGATGCTGTCGAAGATAGGTGGTTAATAGAATTAGATTTACCGTTAACTGTTAATATGGTAAACCAAATTGCTACAGCCAAAAAGACTAGAGTCGATGGTATTTGGGATTTAACACTAGACAGACCACTGTCAGCATCAATACCTAATACAACTCCAATAAGATTCTTTTTCTATGATTCATATTGGAGAATTAATCTTGATCCGTCATTAAGTAATGACTTACCTTTCTATGCACCAGATGCATATAATAAGCCGCAGCCTAAACCTTTAGTATTTGCACAAACCAAAACTATCTCAGTATCTCAGATACGCAACGTTCCACCTATTATTAATTCTTCAGCAATGAAGTTTTCTGAAACTAACTTTGATCCTAGTATCTACAGAATTTTAGGAAAAACTGAGACTCCTGGAAGTGCTGGAATTACTAAAGATTCATATCCGTTAGCTGTTACTGCAAATCCTTTAGTTGGGTTTAATGTTGAAGCTGTAACAAAACTTGTTGCAAATAAATCGTTTATTCAAAGAGAAGTTATTAATTTTTTAAATGAAATATATCCAGACTTTGTTTATAATCAAATAACTTGTTCAAGAGATGTAGGATTGATTATTGATGCTGTTGCTTATGATTTAACATACGGTGGTAATGTTAGAAGTAGAGCAGCTGGTATAGCATACTACCAACAAGGTAATGTTAGTGCAGCGACTGTGTTGAGTCAACAAAAAACAGAAACAATTGATGCTATTAATTTTGCAACAACTGTAGCATTGACTGCCTTAAACGTTTATTCTGGTTCTACACCTAGTCAAACTGCATTACCATATGAAGGTACAAGAATAAATGCTTCTGAACAAATTTTGGCTAATAAAGATTTTATTGTAGAAGATACAATAAGATATTTAAATATTTTAACACAGGGTACTGGTTTCACATATAATGAAACTCTTTGGAGAAGCAAGTTTAGCACTATTGTAGAGTCATTAGCATATGATCTAGAATATGAAGCAAATGTAAAAACTAGATATACTACTCTTAAATTTTATGACGGTACTCCAGAAAGTATATTTTTACTAGCAGAACAAAAATCTCAAATGATTGCTGCTATTAATCATATAAGAACAATCTCCAAATTAATAGTATTAGAATCAACAGTTACTCCACAAGCAGGTAATCTACTACCACAAGACACTGATGGCACAGCAGGTGTTTCGGGAATTGACGACAGCACTGTTCAAACATTGATGACTCTTATTACCACTGCTCTACAAAGCGGGTCTTCTACAATACCTGCTAGAAATTTAGGTATTAGAAGATCATATCAAGATCCAACCGCTGGAGGTTACAGTCCTCAAATTATAGATAATAATTTAGAAGCAGAAACAGGGTCAGCTACAAAGGTCGGCGAGTTAATGGATCAAATCGTTAGGATAATAAATCTTGGTGAGAGAAATCCAGCTGGAGTAATATCTGATATAGTTATAAGTGATGGTGGTGCCGGATACAATGACAACACCCCTCCTACACTACTCATAGCAGCACCCTCAAGTGGTTCTAATAGAGCAACTGCTACTGTTACAGTGCAAGGCGGTGTAATAACTGATGTTACTATCACTAACCCAGGATCTGGTTATGATTTTGTTCCTACTGTTACAATTGTCAATGGTGGGAGTAACAGTCCAACTCAAGTTGCACAACTGACAGCATTATTGAGTGTTAGCTTACATATTAATGTACAACCTCAGGTGTTAGATACTTTGCAATCGTTAACATTCCCAGCAACTGCAACTGGATTACAATATGGCGCTGTTCTTTCTGGACCTGGCATTCCTTATGCCGGAGATCCAAATGGAACTACTCAGAATACATTTATTAGAACAGTAACTCAAGAATTTAATCAAGACGGTACTACTTCTGGTTATGAAGTTAGAATCAGCAGTATTATAACACAGTCTATACCTGCCGGAACTGAAATTTCCATTACTGGTCCTGGTAGTAACTATTTGTTCGATCTAAACACTGCACTGGATATAAAACATCAACCAGGAGACGTGATTGGAATTACTACTACATTCTCCACAGTTAGAGCCACTGGTCATGATTTCTTACAAGTAGGCGCAGGTGGATTTGACGATTCAAATTATCCTAATAATGTTTATGGTCAACCTGAGCCTCCTGGTCCTAGTCCTAGTGCAATAGTTAAAGAAATAGGCACAGGTCGTGTTTTCCATGTTAGTACAGATCAAGATGGAAACTTTAGAGTCGGTACATACTTCAATGTAAATCAAGGGGACGGCACAGTTAACATTGCTGCTAGAATTGGTCTATCTGGTGTTAGTTCTTTGAGTTTTGCTGTTGGTGAGACAGTTGATAATTTCAGTGCTGATACTAAAATGGATGCTCCTGAGGACACTACTGTATCAACACAGAAGGCTATTGTAACCTATATTAATAATATAATAAATGGTTTTTACTCTATTGACGGCACTGAAACTCCGCAAAAAGGTCTAATGAGATTAGACGGTGCTAGTATCATGCAGGGTAACATGCAGTTGGGAAGTAATTCTATAGAAACATTGAGAAACAGTGAAGACGTAAATGGTACAGGTGCGGTAAACAGAAAGTACGTGGATAATGTGTTCGCTGGTGGAACTGTTTCTTATGGTGAATTCGGCACTGCGTATATATTAGAAACCACTGGAAGAAGAACTGATGTTTTTGGTTTTTCTATGATTCAAGATCTAACAGATGTTGGTGGCGTTTTTAGAAATAGAGGCGGAATTAGTCTTAACAATAACAAAATTACATTATTAAAAACTCCAACACAAGCTGGTGATGCTACGAATAAATCTTATGTAGATCAAGCTATAGCTACTGGTGGAGTTAGAACTGGGTGGAGTGGCTTCACTCTAGCCAATACCACTCAGAGATATAAAGTACAAAATATTAACGTAAACCAAAATGGTTCAGGATATACTACTGCACCAGTAGTAACAATCGTATCATCTTCAGGAACTGGTGCATCAGCTAGGGCAGTATTATCAAGTGGTGCTGGACCTACATATTCAGTGGCTAGCATTGTTGTTGATGATCCTGGTTATAATTACATTGACACTCCTACAGTGATCATAGGTGGTTCTGTTAGGGAAGTACAATTATTATTTGGTGGCTTAAATTATAATCTACCTCCGACACTAACTTTCTCACCACCACAGACTGTGGGCGGCATAACTGCAACAGGTTATGCTATAATGGAAGGTCAAGGTGATAATAAGAGAATTAAAGAAGTAGTTATTGTAAATGGGGGATCTGGATATACAATTCCACCAAGCATTACACAAACTTATTCTGATACAGTTGCTGGAAGAAATCCTGCTACATTTTTATCAGTATTAAATGCTGGCAGCGGAGCAGTAGCTACCGCAGTGACCTCTGCTGTGCCAAGAAATATAGATTTAAATGGAAATAAAATCACTGGATCAGGGTTACCAACGGCTACTAGTGATTTAATAAACAAACAATTTTTTGATACAAATAATTACATAGGAAAAATTAACGACGTTGAAATCGTTGGAAATCCTGGTTTAGGTGACTTGTTAGTTTTCACAGGGCAGGAACCAGACGAAAACAGCAGCGGTTCTATGACCAATGTATCTATCAGTACAGAAAGTGATATTGTTTCAACAGTTACTTTAACTGAAGGTGGTAATTCAATTACTTTCACTTATAGAGCTGGTAGCATTACCAATGCTGATGTAGCTTCCAGTGCAGGTATTGCGCAAACTAAACTATCACTGAACCGTTCAAACACTATTGGACAAGATACTACTGGATTGACTTCAGAACAATTGGCTTCTAGATATGGTATTGCAGCATTTAAAGAAACACAATTCAATTCAGATAATGGATTTATTTCTATTAGAGATTCATCAAGTACCACAGACGGTGTTACATTTTCTCAACTTAGAAAAATAACAAATAAAAAAATATTAGGTTATTATAATAATACACAAGGAGATACTGACACTGGTAATATAGCAGAGCTAAGTGCGCAAAACGTTAGAGATATATTAGGTCTTAGCACAGAAACTGTGGCAACTATTATCAGTGATGATACTTTGGGTGGTCTCGAACCAACTAATTTACCTGAAGATAGTAATGTAAATCGTGTTAGTACTGGTCTAGCTACAAGAAAAGGTGGAGCAACATCTTATGGCGCCCTATTAAAAGTTGGTGGTAGAATGCGTGGAAGATTAACTTTTGACAGCGCATTACCTTCAGGTGACCCGAGTATAACTCCTATTATCAATGTTGAGGACACTGACAAATATGACATTGGTACTTCTACTAAAAAATTTAAAACTATTCATAGTACTACATTTGAAGGTACGAACTTTAATGGTACAAGATTTGGTAGAACTACTGCGCCAACAAACCTAACCGAAGCTAATCCACACACTTTTTATGGTATAGCTTCATATGCTGACAAAGTTGGTAATGGCGGACTAGCATTTAGTCTATCAGCTGGAACAGATATTACTATTGTTGCAGGAACAACTTCTACCAGTTTCAATGGTAGTCAATCATGTACTATAGCAGTGTCCAGTTCCACTGACGGCAACAATAGTTTGCTAGCCAAGAGAAATAACGGAGTATTGAAAGCCACTACATTTGAGGGCGATTTAGATGGTGTAGCTGATACTTCAAAAGCTGTGAGAATTGGTACCACAGATTATTTAGGAAGTACAGGTTCTAGTGCGAATACTGTTGCGATACGTGATGGCAACCAAGACATTTATGCCAATGAATTCAAAGGTACTGCTCTAAAAGCCAAATATGCTGACTTAGCAGAAAGATATCAAGCAGACAATAGTTATGAGCCTGGAACAGTTTTAGAATTTGGCGGAGATCATGAAGTCACTTTAGCTAGCGAAGCAACTAGAAAAATTGCAGGAATAGTTTCTACTAAACCAGCTTTTGAGATGAACACTGTATTAGAAGGTGATAATGTTGTATCTATAGCGTTACAAGGTCGTGTACCTTGTAAAGTTGTTGGTAAGATAGAAAAAGGTGACCTAATGATTAGTGCAGGTAACGGTTTTGCAAAGTCGTCTGATGATCCTAAATTAGGAAGCGTAATAGGCAAAGCTCTTCAAAACTGGGATGGTGGAGAAGGTATAATAGAAATTGTCGTAGGAAGACTATAATGGCAAAGAAAAATATTAACATCGGAAGTTCAGAGAACGCAGGTAACGGAGATCCACTGCGTGTTGCGTTTGGTAAAATAAATGATAATTTTACTGAACTTTATAATTTAACTGGAGGAACTGTAGCTGAGTTAACTGAATTAGCACAAGATTATGCAGCTCCTCTTTTTAATCATAGTAATCATGTAAACATCACTGCTGTATATCAAGACACAAATAACAAAATTATTTTAACAAGTAGTACAGATAGATTATCCAGCAGTGGTGACGAAGTTGTACTAGTTGGTGGTGCCGATCCCTACGTTACTTTTCCTGCTATTACTGGTGGGGATCAACTACAGATACAGGGTGCTGAAATTTCTTCCGTATCAGGAAGTCTTGCAGTTACTTCACAAAACAACCTTTACATAATAGCCAACGGTTCTGGTAATGTAGGTGGGGGAAGTAAATCGTGGACCTACGGTGCAGATGGTGAACTAACTTTACCAGGATCTCTTAAAGTATCCAGTGCTCCGGAAGGTAGCATCATTGGCGAGGGTGGCGTATCAATAAACGCAAAAAACGGCTATCAGTTTAGTGCGTCATATCAACGTGCAGTAATCTTAAATCCTACCCCGGGATATAATGCCAACGTTGCCGGATTTTACTTGGACGGGAACGGGGCGACCATTGAGATAAACACTGATAATCAGGGAAATAGTTGGCATTTTAATACTAGCGGAGATCTAACACTACCTGTGGGCGGTGACATCCTTGACAGCACTGGACAGAGTGTGTTAGGTGGTGGTACTTGGGATGGTACAACAATAAGTGATGATTTAATTCCCGACGCCGATGTCACATACGATCTAGGCAGTCCTTCTTTCAGATTTAGAGATATCTATCTAAGTACCAATACTATCTATCTAGGATCAAACGGTTTAGGAGTAGATGCTAGTGGACAATTAGTCATATCAGAATCAGTTTTAGGTGGTGAAGGCATAGGAGATATTGCCAGTGTACAATGGACCACAGCCAGCGAACTTGAAATTAGAACCACAGATACATCCCCATTTATAGCCAAATTTGACAGTCTAAAGAAAGGCGACACATTTGAACTATTGACTGGTGGTAACGGAGCCTTCCCTGCAAACACTGTAGTAACACTAACAGGTCCTGCTACAAAGACACCTGACCCGTCTGGTGATTATTACGATTTTATAATTCCTGTAGGAACAGCGGCAAATACCAATGTTTATGTTTATAACTTCAATTTAACTAAGTCGCCACTTAGAGAGATAAGTCAGTTAACTGGTAGTGTAACAGGCGATGTTACATTTGACGGAGTAAAAGTTATCGGATCAGGTACAGCATCAGGTGATGGTAACGGATATTCGACACTAGAACTTGTACCTGATAATAGTTTATATAATAATGATCAATATCTCGTCGTTGATCCAACTGGTC